GTCCTGGTATTCGATAGCCAGATGCGCATCCGGCGGGCGGATCCCCGGCTGGAGGCGCGGGTCTTGAAGGAGTGGCCCGCAGTGGCGCAGTTACAGCAGTGGATCAAAAACCGATGAGCGACCTCATCACCTACACCGAAACCGACGGCCGGGTGACCATCGAGATGAGCCACGCGGACTGGGAGCGGCTGTTGTTCATGCTGGGCTCTGCGATCGCGGATGAGTGGGACGAAAGCCAGGAGCTCTTCTATCTCTTCCTGGACTTCGTGAACCGCCTCAACCGCACCAACCCGCATTTCCGGCCGTACGAAATCCCGGAGAAGTACCGCCAGCCGGAACCGAAGCCATGAACTGGCGCATGGGCACGCCGCTGCTGATCGATATCGACCGGCGGATCGTAACGCGTGTGACTCCCTCGTCTCCGTTGTGGCTCAGAAAGTACGCCTGGTCGATCCGCCAGCATCCGCGCCTTGCGCTCAGACGCAGCCGGGCCATGATCTTATGGGACGAATGGCGGACCAGCGCGCCCCCGGATTACCGGCCGGCGAGAGTGTCATGATCCGGGGCCTGATGTATACGCTGGCCGGCCAGACGCCCGTTCCGGAATCGGACCTCCTCAGGTGGGCCTACTGGATGGAAACCGCCGATCGCGTGGTCGCTCAGGACCGGATCGGGGCCAGCCTGATCTCCACCGTATTCCTCGGGCTCGACCACCGGCATTTCGGCGACGGCCCGCCGCTCGTGTTCGAAACCATGATCTTCACCGATGGCGAGGCGGAAGATATCGTGGAGCGCTGCTCCACCTGGCTCGAGGCGGAAGCCCAGCACGCGCGGGCGGTAGAGGCTTACCGGAAGAGAGTGCGCCTATGAACATTAGCCAACGGACCGAAATGCGCAAGCGCCTGGCGGATTACATGCGGGAGGAGGACGAAGGCGTGCAGGCCAAGCTCGTTGCCAAGTGGCGGGAACATTTTCCCCAGGCGGCCCAAGAGACGAGCGCGGTCAACAAGCCCTTGATGCGCCTGGAGTGGTCGAAGTCGGACGTGCTGGAGCCCGACGAGATCTGGTTCAACGATACCTACAACGTCACTTTGAGGCGTCACGACAAGGATCCGGTATTCGGCGCGCATGGCGGCATGATGCAGCTGGGCATCTGCTCGCTCGACGGCACCGCCCGCCACGACTGGCGGGAATTTCAAGCCATCAAGAACCAGCTGGCCGGGCCGGAATGCGAAGCCTTCGAACTCTATCCGGCGGAATCGCGCCTGCTCGATCCCAGCAACTACTACACCCTCTGGTGCTTCCCGGGCGTGAAACAGCTCAAGATCGGCCAGCCGCATCGCCTGGTACGGGATCAGGAGCAAGCCTGGGCGCCGCAGCGCGCACTGCCCAAGGAACCATGAGACGCCTCCTCGCGCGCGCGACACTTGGCGCAGCCATCGGCGCGGCCTGGGGGTATCTCTGCAACAGCTACCTGGGCTGGGTGGGCGTGATCCTCACGGGCGCAATCGGGCTGGGCGTATCCCTCTGGGCGCTCCGCAGCCTGCGTGAAATCCGCGAGCAGGAGCGGGAACTGGAACGGATCTTATCGTCCGTAGGGGACGGGGGATTTTCCCCGAGGTTACAGCGTAAATCCTCTAACCTATTTAAAACAAACGAGAAATAATTTCCGCGCAGAAAACTTCCGCGCAACTTCCGCGCGCGCGGAAATTCCCGGCTTTTTGCAAAATCCACTGATAAAATCAGCGCGCAAAGCAAAAAAATCAGCAGCGAAAAATTCTATGCGGGGATGAAGCTAACAGGCGCAGCAGGGCCCCCACCCCCTGGACAACGTCCAGCTCTAGCCCTAGCCCTATGGTAGTACCCTTTGCCCACGTCTATGTCGTAGCAAGGACAGGACTTAGTCTAGGCTACGGGTACGCCGTGCCAAGGTGTCCGATCGCTTGCGGGAATCCGAATTCCCACACGCGATGCGGCAACGCGCCTTGGTATCCCCATGGCATAGCACTCGGCACTTGCAGCGCTGTAGCCTGTATCACATCACGCATTACCCTTGCGCAATTTTCCCCTTGCGCCAGGGTTTGACTTGCCCTATGCTCTTCATATCCCGCAAGTTATACCCGTTCCAGCCCACTTTTAAACCGACGCCGCCCCCACCCACTATCAGCCTAACCCATGCGGAAATCGCCGCAAATCGCGTTTAGCTGCCCGTAGCGCGATCGCCGCCGCGTTTGATGCCAGCATACCGCCCGACGCGCTGCAAGCGATCCTGGGGCCGTTTCCGCTCGGTTGCGCGGCATTCTGCCGACCGCTGCCGACCGCGTTTGCGCGTTCAGTTTTTTTTGCAGGCGCCCTGCGAATTCGCTTGCATTTGCGCTGTTTGCGTGCAACGATCGAGGTGCGGCAATTGCGCCGCACGAAAGGACATAGACCATGGGTAAGACGACGAATAGGCCAGTGAATGGGGCGATGATCAGCAATGAGGCTGTTCTAAGCACGCCGATCATCCCGGTTAAGACTGAGGCTCAGCTACTCCTGGAGCTGGAGATAGACAAGCTGAAGGCTGAGAACGAAGCCTTGAGGAGTAAGCCTCAGACCGGGCTAAGCCTGAGGATCTCGGAGAAGGGCGCGCTCTCGGTCTACGGGATGGGACGATTCCCCTTCACGCTGTACGTGGAGCAATGGCAACGGCTGTTCCAGGCTAAGGGCGATATCGAAGCCTTCATGAAGGCGAACGACTCGCGGCTGAAGAGAAAGGGGCAGGAGTAAGGGAAGACGAGGGGAGGGCTTCGGCTCTCCCCTAACCCTGGAGGACATGGACATGAAGCTATATCGGAGAAAGTCTACGGGCGAAATCCACGACGGGACCAAGGTCGTGGGCGTGTTCTGCGGACGATGCGCGGGGACTGGACAGTTCGTGACCATGGTGGTCAATGGCAAGCCTACGGGTCCAGGCGGTGAGTGTTATCGATGCCAAGGCAAAGGCTACCAGACACCGGAGGACGAGAAACGGAATGACGCCTTTGACGAATGGTCTGCAGTCAACGCCATACGGCAGGACCTGCGGGGATAGTCGAAACCAGGGACATCGTCCCTGGTCCATGGGAGATAGCCTACCCATGCTGATGAGACAGGCTAAGACGAAAGGACATAGACATGACCGTAGAGACGTACACGACAAGGCACGGGGCGAAACAGTATCGCCCTGTCATGAGCGAACGGGAGTATATCCAGGCTGATGGCGACAGCGCAGGCTTTTGCCTGGCCTGCGGAGCGGAGACCACAGGCGTAGAGCCGGACGCCAGACGATACGAATGCGAGGCCTGTGGCGCAGCCAAGGTCTATGGCCTGGAGGAGCTGCTGGTCATGGGCTTGGTAAAGCTGGAGACAGCCGATGAGCAGCACTAGGCAATTGGCACTATTGCCGGACGAAGTCCTGCCCGTGGCGGTGGTCAACGCCGTGACCAAGGCATGGCCCGATCAGGCGGCAGAGATACTCCCGCTCATCCGGCACAACTACGATCACTACTTCTTCGAGCGATGGGGGATGTACATCGGCATCGAGTATGACGGTTACATCCACACCTAAACAATCTAGGGGAGAGCACAACTCTCCCCTTCAGCAAGACGAAAGGACATGAACATGAACATCGAACGGATGACGGCACTACGCAACGCCCTGGCCGAGGGCCAGGCATTCAACGGCAAGCTGCACTTCAACATGGGCACGTTCATCGAGGCCATGGGGCTGAACTACGTGGACGACGCCAGGAAATTCCTCGGCACAACGGAGAGCTGCGGCACGTCCGGCTGTCTGGCCGGATGGACTTGCCTGCTGTTCGGCGAAGACGGAGACCAGATCACCGGCGATAACGCCGCTGCACTACTGGGGCTCGACCTGCACCAGGCCGAACGCCTGTTCTTCAACCGGGGAGGCTACATGGCCGAGGACGCCTGGAGGCTGGATCACAACTACGGCACGGACGAACTGCACTACCGCAGCTTGAAGGACATTACCGTGGCGGAGGGCGTCGCCGCACTCGATCGCATGATCAGGGAAGGACGCAACGGGTAACCCATGGGGAGGCGTAAGCCTCCCCTGGCACAACGAAAGGACAAAGACGTATGAAACACCCGCTGCACGTCTATCTCGTGGCGCAAGGATTCGAGCACAAGCTGATCGGCACCACGCACCACGAATATACCCATCCGGATTTGCCCGGACTGCACACTTACATCGCGGACTATGACTCGTACGCGGCACAAAAAGCGATAGCGCATGCCATCAACAAACTGAAAGGACAAGAACATGGCGCTCTGGATTAGAGTCGAAGGCGAAACCGTATCGAGCACCAGCATCACGCCGCGCAATGGCAAGGCGTTCACGCTCGAAGAGCTTCAACACATGGTCGGAGGGGTGATCGAAGCCCTGCCGCTCAACGATGGCACGGTCATGTGGCTCGCCGAGGAGGGCAAGCTCAACGATCTGCCCTACAACCCGGTCGCGGATCTGATCGCGGCACAACACTCCGGCATGGCCTGGAGCGATTACATCGTCGGCGACGTGGTCATCGCCACGCCGGCAGAATCGGGCGAAGACGAAGAGGAGGAGGACTAACACTATGGCTATCGCACGAACCTGCGTGGTCTGCGGCAAACCGCGCCCCATCCACTGCACTGAAGAGCAATTCCAGGACTGGAAGAACGGAGCACTAGCCCAGCAGGCAATGCCCGACGTGCCCGCCGCTGAACGGGAACTGCTCCTGAGCGGGATCTGCGGCGAATGCTGGAAAGAGACATTTCGAGACGAGGAGGACGACTGAAATGCACAACCCATCGAACGACGCCGACGCCCGGGAGATCGTACTGACCCCGGCCTACGATCACATCTTCCGCACCATGCTGCGCGAGGCCCTTAACCAGTCCGACGCACTAAGCCTGTTCGACTGCCTGCCGTTCGACCTGCAGGCACAAGCCCTGCGGGCCGTCCAGCGGTTCCTGGCGCCGCTCAATATCGCAGCCCAATGCATGACCACGAAGGAGGCCGTGGAGGAATTCCGCGAGGCCTTCAGCCGCATCGTCGTGGACATCGACAAGACCGCCGCAGGCAAGGAGGACCTGGATTAGCGGGCGCACAAAAAAAATTTGAAATTTCTTGACTGAAACAGCGCGATGTGCGAAATTCGAAACAGCGCACATCGCGCTGAAACGCAAGGACTTATGACAGAAAGGGCATAGACATGGCAAAATACGATTTACTGAGCGTCGACCGCGACGCCAAGAGCAAAAAGGGCAAGGCCTACGGATGGCTCACGGCGCTGCTCTATCTCGCCCCGGCCAGGGAGGCCGACGGCGTGCACGACCTGTGCGGCGGACGTAGCCCGGAATGCACCCTGGCCTGCCTGAACTGCTCGGGCCTGGCCGAGGTTTACCCCACGATCCAGCAGGCCCGGATCGCGAAGACCCTGGATTATCTCGCGGACTTCGGGGCGTTCTGCGCTCGCCTGGAGCGGGACACGGATAAATTCCTGGTGGAGTGCGAGAGCCGGGGGCTGAAACCGGCCGAGCGGCTGAACGGCACAAGCGATCAGCCCAAGCTTGCCCGGGCCATGGCGCGGCGCTATCCCGAGGTGCCGTTCTACGATTACACGAAACTCCAGCGGCCGTGGGAGCGGACCATGGAGAACTACCACCTGACGTATAGCTTTAGCGGCACAAACCTAAAGCACTGCATGAAGGCTTTGGAGCACAACATCAACGTGGCGGTGGTGTTCCGTGGGGCGAAGCCCCGGACCTGGCATGGCGTGCGGGTCATCGACGGCGACCGGCACGATTTAAGATTCCTCGATCCGAAAGGCGTGATTGTGGGGCTGCGGGAGAAAGGGCACATCATCCAGCACCTCCCGGCGGGCGGGTTCGTGCAGATTGAGAGGGCGGCATGATTATCCATTTGCTCGTCATCGACCACAGGCATGGTCGGGACTACTGGGTGTTCACCACCGAAGAAGCCGCTTGCGCGCAACTGGACGCCTATGTCCAGGACTGGTGGGAGAAGGAAATGGACGAAGCGCCCATGCCGGATGATCCCGATGAGCGCTCGGAGCAGTATTTCGACTGCAATGAAGACGAGAGCTTCGACATTGTCGGGCTGGAGGTGCAAGGACAAGGAGAGGAGGACAAGCAATGAGCACAACCAAGAACCGCATCCAGATCGTCAACTGGCGTTCGCATGGCGATGACGAGAACTACTGCTATTTCGCCGCGTATGGCCGCAACGACGCCACCACGGCGCACGCGGAGATCCAGAAGCAGGTAGACGAGAACTACGACTGGGAGCACAACGAGGACCCGGAAAGCCAGGAGGACTTTGATCATGTGATCTACGTCAACGATGACTACGTGATCTCGAACGGCGATGTCGTCGAGCACAACGGGCGCAAGTTCCGTGTCTCGATTAGCGAGGTGAAGAAATGAGCACAACTAAGAACCGATGGCGCAGCCCTTCGGCCTTTGTGGAGCAGATCGCCCGCATGACGAGCGAATACGAAATCGAAGGCGGAATGGACGGGGATGACGCCGTTGAGACCGTCAGTCGGCTGATTGCCGAGGCCCGGGAGCTTACCGGCATTGACCCCGAGCATCCGCGCTACTGCGTCGAATGCCTGGAGCGCCTGCAGGTCCCCGGCAGCCTCTATTGCAGGAAGTGCGAATAGCATCAGCACAAACGAAAGGACAAGACAATGACGAAAAAGCAAGACGAAACGAAGCCCTTGCCGCCCGACCCGGAGGAGCAGAACGACGACCGGGCAGAGTGGGCGCTTGATGCCGTGCAATGCTTCATGAAGCGCACCGGCCTCACGGAAGAAGGCGATGGACTGGACACGGCCATCTACGATCTGATTGCCGATCTGGCCCACCTCTGCGACCGGCGCGGGCTAGACCTTTACGACCTCTGCCGACAGAGCCATGAGCACTACAGCGCTGAGACCGACGGTGTGGGCACGCAGCTCGACTTCGCCGTCGGCTGGAAGGACAGAACATGAGAATTGAAGGCAAGATTATCCTGAAAGCCGCCTGCGGCCACGAGGTCACGACCGAATTCGGCTCAGTGGACTATGACGGCGTGGCGCGTATCGCGCGGCAGGTGGCGGAGCATCTGTGCGGCGTCTGCCATGACGCACAACGGCGCTACCGGCTGACGAAGGTCACGATTGACGGCGGGACCGCGCTCCCCGCCTACATCGTGGTCGGCGAGGACTGGAACGGCTGGGTGATGCCCTACTTCACTCGGGAACAGCTACCCGCGTACGTGGCCTGGCAGAAAGCGCAAGCGGAAGGCTACCGGGTGAACGTGGACGAAGCGGCGGACATCGTGACCACTCAGTACGACGATCAGGACCCCGAGGACTGGCCGGGAGAGGACATCGTCGTGGAGGGCGAGAAGGTCCACGCCTATCCCATCGGCACAGGTTGCTGGATCTGGGATGAGGTGGAGGACTGAAAAACGCTGCGGGCGGCGAGGACATTAAGACGCCGCCCGCAAACGAAAGGACAATAGACAGCACAATCATAGCACGAACGAACGCTCCGTTTGACGATAACAGCGCGAAAGCGCGAGACTGAAGACAAGCGAAAGGACAAGGACAAATGAATCCACAATACTGGCAACCGATAGCAGCGACCATCGGCGCTATCGCTGCACTGATCGCGGGCCTCTACGGCATAGTCACAATTCCGCTGCTGCGCACGATCAAGGCGGAAATCGGCACTTGCAAGGCGGAAATCGGCACTTCGGAAGCGCGGCTGAAGCTCCAGATGACGGAGATGGAATCGCGCTTAAGCCAGCGCATCTCGGACAAAGTCGCCGAGCACGGCGATCGCATCACCCGCCTGGAAGAGCGGAGGTTCATAGGATGAGCGAACAGGAAGACCGCTATTTCCAGGAACCGTCCTTTTTCGACCAACCGGATGAAGTGGAGGACGACCAAGAAGAGGACGGGGAAGACGAAGACGCTGGCTGTTTCGAAATCCGAAGGAGAAATGATTTGAGCTACAAGCAACTGCTCGCAGATCTCGAGGCCCTGGAGGGGGGCCTCGAGCGCATGCCGCCGTTCGCGCACTACGAGTCCACCAAGCACTTCGCCCGGATCGAACTGGCGAACTCGGTGGCGCGGGCGAAAGAGATCCTGGAGGCATTGGCACATGACGAAGACGAAAACTAAGAAGAAGGGCAGGCCCCCGGGTATCCCCGGCAAGCCCATCGGCACCAAGCGGGCACGCGAGCTGGCCTCGCTGCGAATGACCTACGCTGCCGGTCCGGGCCGACCGCGCTCGAAGAAGCGGCGCTGTCCCTGCGGCCTCATGACGCTGAAGCTCGCTCGCATCCGCTGTCATCACTGCGAGCCCGCTCCGGCAAAGGAGGACCTCTAGTGGCGACCACAGCGCTTGCCGTCATCCCGCAGTCCTCCGCGCTCGAGGCGGTGCTGGGCCTGGTGCTCGGCGCCGTCTCGAATCCCGAAACCAAGCGGCAGTACGGCCACGCCCTGGCCGAGTTCCTCGCCTGGCAGTCCGAGCGCGCGCTTCCGTTCAACCGCGCCAGCGTGCAGGCCTGGCGCACGGAACTTGTCGGGCGAGGCCTCCAGCCGCCGACCATCAACAAGTGCCTGGCGGCTATCCGCAAGCTGGCCGCCGAGGCCGCGCTGAACGGCTATCTCGACGCCGAAACCGCCGCCGCCGTCCGGCAGGTATCCAACGCGCGGCAGTCGGGCAATCGCGCCGGCAACTGGCTGACGCTGGCCGAAGCCCAGAAGCTGCTCCGCGCCCCCGACTTGACGACGCTCAAGGGGAAGCGCGACTATGCCGTGCTGGCGCTGCTCGTGGGCTGCGCCCTGCGGCGGTCGGAAGCGGCACAACTCACCTTCGAGCACATCCAGCAGCGCGAGGAGCGCTGGGCCATCGTCGACATCCGGGGCAAGCGGGGCCGGATCCGCACCATCGCGGTGCCCGCCTGGGTGAAGGCCGCGATCGACCAGTGGGCGGAAGCGGCACAACTCCAGACGGGGCCCATTCTCCGCAGCATCGACCAGTGGGGACACATCGGCGGCGACTCGATCAGCGGCACCGCGATCCTGGACCTCACCACGCACTACGGCCGTACGATTGGCGTGGCGCTCAAGGCGCACGACCTTCGTCGCACCTGCGCGAAGTTATGCCGCTCGGCAGGCAGCGCGCTCGAGCAGATCCAGCTGATGCTTGGTCATGAGTCGATCCAGACGACCGAGCGCTACCTGGGCACTACGCAGGATCTGGTGAATGCGCCCAACGACCGGTTGGGCCTGGGGAGGAACCAATGATGTGGCTGTTATTCGCCGCGCTGCTCGCAGTCTGTGTTGTATCCGGGCGTTGGTTCGATGCGGCCCTCATGATCGCCTTGCTACTGGTGATCTTGTTTGTTGCTGTGTGCGTGAACCACATCGACTCAACTTCCGGCAAGCGCTAGCGCGCCGCCAGTTGAGCCTGCCCGGCACCCCTCAGCAGTCGAAGCCCATTGCGCACATACTGCTGGGTGATGTCGGGCAGCGCCTCGCCGCGCCGCTGATGCCGGTCGAAAGCCGTCTCCCCCTCGTTGTATGCCGCCAGCACCTTCCCAATGTCCCCCCGGTACTTGCTCATCAGACGCCGCAGGAGCGTCGCCGCGCCGCGAATCGATTGCTGCGGATCGCGCGGATCGACCTTCAGGGTCTGCGCTGTTGCGGGCATGAGCTGCATGAGGCCGATCTCGCCGTCTTTGCCTCTCGCGTTCGGATTGCCGCTCGACTCCATGAACGCGACCGCGCGCAACAGACCGGGAGGCACGCCGGTGCTCGACCCAACGTTCTGGAAGTCCGCGAGGAAGTTCTTCGTCCGATCCCATGTCGGGTATCCGCCGCCTGCCCGAGGGGAAGCAGCCTTCGGCGTTTCCTGGCGCACCCACGTCGGCCCGGCGGGCGATTGTGGCGTGTTGCGGCGCGCTGCCGCCCTTGGTCGGGAGACGGCGGCTGACTGAACGGCACCGCCAGCGGTGGGCCAGCCGTAGTTGATCGTCGCCCCGGGCTGTTCCAGTCTGGAGGGAAGCGGTGACGGAACAGCGGTAGGCGCAACGGCTTCCGGCACGCCGACGGCCGGCGACGGGGTTGAGGGCGTGTCGGCCGCCTGAGCGGGAGCTTCCGCCGGGGCCGCCGTCGCGCGCTCCTGCTCTTCGCGCTGCTCCTGCTGGGCGACGGCCACGCGCGCCTCGAAAGCGCGAGTAGCCTCGCGCAGCACTACGCCACCAATCTTCGCGGCACGCAGCAACCGGGACACTGTTGCGCCGCCGCCACGGCTGAACATAACGCGCGCCATGATATTCGCGCCCGTCATAGTCGCCCCCGTCTTGACTGCGACTCCCGCAGCCGTGAATGGGTGTCCCATAAACAGCGCCTGGAACGCCTCGAGTGCCGCGCCGGTGAGCATCATCGCAGGATATCGCCACGCGGTGGGCGATCCCTCTTTCGGCATCAGATCCTTGATGTTGTGGAAGACGGTGTTCAGTTCCTCGGTCAGCTTGGGCCCGAACCAGACCTGCTTGGTCTTCGCTCCGAGCCGGTCGAAGCCGTCCACCAGGCCCTTACCTACCCCTTCTTCCAGGCGGCCCGCGTTTTTTGTGGCGGTCTCGATCAGCCCTTCGAGATACATGCGCGCCACGGCCTTCGAGGTCTTGGGGGCCATCTGGGCGAGCCGCGTCACGGCGTAGAGCTTCTTATCGGCGGCCGGCGTCATGGCCTCGAAGATCCCCATCGGGTTCAGCTTCTGCGGGTCTTTGCCGATCAGTTGAGTCAGCAGCGCGTCGGCGTTTTTGTACGAACGCACTAATTGCCGCCCCTGCTGAAGAATCGCATACGTGCCGGGCTGGGCCTTATTCAAGGCCTTGCCAATGGCCGCTTCCCCTTCGTTGATGATGCGGAGTTGCACTCTGCCGGACGGGCTGAACAGAAAGTTGGAAAACCGGCGGTCGCGCAGCTGCCCCTTGATCGAACTCAATTCTTTCTCCAGGTCCATGGCGCCCATGTACATCCGGGGCCTATCGGTGAGCGGATCGATGTCGGTCATAATCCGGTGGAGGGACGCGTAGCCTGGATTGGCCATCTTCTGGCTTTCATCCAGGTCCTTGAATACGGTGCGGAATTCGTTATACAGAGGCCTGAGGCTCGTGCGCAACGGCTTCAGCGGTACCGGCGCTTCATACGTGCCGTAGATCGGCTTGTATGTTTTCGTTCCGTCGGCCGCCACCTCCACCTTGGTTCCGATGCGGAGGTTCTGCGTGTCCGTGGCTGCCCGTGCGCGAACCTCATTGTAGATCGTGGTTGCCTGCCGTTCGGTTGACCGGATGGTCTGCCCCGCCTCGCCGTACACGTTCATGGCTACATCGACCGGAGTGGATCCCGGATGCATCGTGGGTGCCACGGCCTCCACCGACTGGCGCGCCTGCCGCTCCAGCTCCCCGGCGCGCGTGGTGTAGAAGTCCTCCGCGCGGCCAGCGGCGCCGGGTGTGTGCTGCATCGTGCGCTCGACTTTTCGGACCCACGGCACACCCGCCGCTTCTCCCCGCGTGGTCACCGGGCCCTTAAAGCCCGCCTTCGCCGCACGTGCTTCCGCTTCCGCGAAGCGCGCCGCCTGCACGGGCGTCAAACGGCTGCGCAGGGCCGCTCGCGAGGCTTTTCCAGCGAGACTTTCGGTGAGGCCCAATCCGGCGCTCGCGACATCCGGGCCCAGGAGCATCGCGGTATGGGCCGCCCCCGCGCCGTACTCGCCGCGCTGAAATTCTTCGCCCGCCTGGGCCGCTGCAGGGCCGGCGACTGGCAATAGGCCCGCGCCGACATAGCCCGCCCCACGGATCGGCTGACCCGCCCTGAACTCGCGGCCCGCCTTGAAGAACTGCTCCGCCTGCTCGAGTCCCGCAGCGAGCGCCTGCTCCGGCATATGTTTGGCGCTTTCGATGGGATGCCGTATCCCTTGCGTTAACGCACCGGCCATGCCGCTCAGCTCGCCGCCGATGGTTCTCCAAAAGCCCGGCGCCTGTCGCGCGGTCATGGGGATCTTCTGCAGGCCACTCTGGATGGCGCTGGCTTTCTCCTTGAGCGGCAGCTGCGCGAAGTCTGGATACCGGTTCAGCGCATTGATTTTCTCCGGGCCCGATAACTGCCGGAATTCGGGATCAGCGAAGATCGTGCGGATATCGGGAAGATTGTCGGCCATGGCCTACTGAAGCCCTCGGTTCTTCCAGAACTCATCGCCGGTCTTCGGCATCGGTCTCGTGGGGGGTGTCGTAGTTCCGCCGCGCCCGTTGGTGCCCTGCCGCCCAGGAGTCGGAGTGGGGGTGAGGCGAGTTGGAACCGGGCTCGGGGTGGGAGTCGCGCCCCTAGCCTGCGCGGCAGCTTCCGGTAGAGAGAGGCTGAGTTCGTTGAACTGCTCCGCCTCGCGCTGCTTATATTTCTGCCGGTCGGCGTCGGCCTCGGTGTACATCCGGTCTAGAACACCACCGATGGTTTTATCCGACATATAGCCCTGGAGGGCCTCGCGAGCCTGAGCTTCCGTCTGCACGTGCGGCATCGCCACCGAGACGTAGGCGTTATTCGAAATCAGCTGCCCGTAGATCCGCGAGACAGCATTGAGCGCAACATCCAGCTGGCCGACGAAGTTCGCCTGGTCTCCGGTTAGATCGCCCAGACCGCGCGTGCCCCGCTGGACATAACGATCGATCAGCGGGATGCCGGTGTTGTCTACCCTGCTGCGTGCCTCCTGAAGCAGGTCGCCGAAAGCGTGCAGCTGCTGGTTCAGGGTCTCCACGCCGGCCGCACGCTGCACGGTCATTGAGAGAGCCTTGGCCTGGTCCTTCTTCAGCTCAAACACCGAGCTCAGCTCGAAGGGATTGGTAGTGCCCATTTGCGCCATGGCGATCTTGAGGCCGTAGTTGTAGCGGACCTGCGCCCATTCGTCCTGCCTGCCCATTGGCAGGACCTTTGAGGCCCGCAGGGCGAACTCGTCGAACGCCGCCGCCGCTGCCGGATCGGTGATCGGCTGACCTTTTGCCGGAACGGGCTGCTCGTAGGCCGAAGGCGGCGTCCGGCCCATGGCGGCGCCGACCTGGGCGTCGAAGGATGCCCCCTCCGACATCCATTCCGGCGGCGGAGTCACACCGCTGAGCTTGCCCAGCGCGTTGTCGCGGGCATTCTTCTCTTCTCTGCCGACCACCGTCGACCCCGACGCTCGCTCGTACTGGATCGCTGACTGCACTAGGGATTCGTCGTCGACGCGCTTCTGATCCCAGCCCTGTTCCCATGTGCCGTCCTTCCGGTGCTGGCGTGTCAGGAGGATCTTGGAGGCCTGGTAGCCCGGCCTCAACTGCGTGGCCATCTGATCGCTGCCGCCCGCCTTCTCGGTGCCGATCTTGTATTGGCTCCAGCCAGCACCGAGATTGACCGGCGCGCCCATCTCGTCGTAGTACTGGCCACCCCTGTCCACCCACCAGTTATGCCTGGTGCCTTCCGGATCGAAGACCACCATCGGCGTGCGCGTCAGCTGCGCCGAGGGTACGCCCAGGGCCCGCAGCTCAGCGTCCCCGATCTGCGCATCAGTGAGGCCCTGATCCTTCATCTGCTGGCGGAACTTCGGATCGGCGAAGGCGGCCATGGTCGCCTTGATCGAGGCGGTCGTTTCCGCCCCCCTCTGCACGCCCGCGAGAGTGCCCGCCTCTTGCGCCGCCTGCCCGGGCGTTGGCCCGAACAGCTTGGGGTCGTACATCAGCAAATCGTCGGCTCCGCCCCTGGGGATGCCCAGCATCTCGCCCCCCGCGCCAGCGAGAGCGCGCAGCACCGAGCGGAAGCCGCCGCTGCGCTGCGCTGCCGCCGGTTGCTGCTGCGGGCCGGGAGGAGCCGCGCCGCCCGCCAGGGTGACCGGCGTGGCGGGGGCTCCCGCTGCTTGCCAGCCGTAATTCACGCCTCCGGGCTGGCCCGCTGTTTGACCTGGGGGCACCGGCTGCTGGGGAGGCATACCGCTGGGCACGCCTCGGCGCATAACCGGCGGCCCAGTGTCGGCCACGGTCGGCTCTCCTTGCTGCGCCTGCGTGCCGCCGGGAGGCGTGGGCTGGACAGGCGGGGCCTGCTGCCCGCCTTGCTGCCCTCCGCCCTGATCCTGCTGTGCCCATTGCTGGGTCCGGTGGCCTATCAGGCCCCCGAGAAGTTGGTCGATCTGGTCCTGAATGTCCCTGCCTTGCTTGCCGCCATGCTGGCGCAGCAGGCCCTTGTAAAGAGAGGACGCCCTGGTCAGAGTGGCGGGATCGGTATACGGGTTCTGGATCAGCGTGGTCAATACTTGGCCCAGATTCAGATTGCGTTGGAGCTTCTGCTGCTCCTCCATCATGCGGGCGTTGGCGACGTTTGAAATCAGATCCCGAAAGATGCCCATAGTTCATCGCTTGGATCGTCTGCTGCGGCGCTTCGCCGGAAAGCGATCCGATCCGCGCGGCCGTCCGAAGTCGCGCGCGATCTGGCGAGGCCCACCAGCCTGCGCCGCGCGCTGGTGATCGTGGACCGCTCCGGCGTAGTCGAACTTCTCGCGCAGGGTGCTGTGCACCGGCGTCGCGCTATCTCGCACGCCATTGGTGATCATCGGTCGTCCCCCTTGTCGGTGATACGCCGCGCGGAGCGCTTTACGGCCCGCAGCACGCTCGTGCCGTACTTCTCGCCGTAATCGGAAGATGCCCCGGTGTCGTCCGGATTGGAATTCGAGCCGTCGCTGCTGTTGCTCGACGAGCGCTTCTTGCTGCCACCAAGCGGGACGCCGGTGACGCCGGATACGATGTCGCGAAACAAACCCATTATTCGTTCACCTCCACGTGCAACTTCCCCCCGGCCGGCGCAAAAACCTGCAGCACCCCCTGCGGCGTGCCGGTGCCGGGGTAAGACGCACGATACTTGCGCGACGGCCCCATGGGCGTCAGCGCATACGCGTAGTTGTCGCAACTGATCGGGCCGCCTCCCGGCGATGTCGCGCCTACGAAGATCGGAGCCGCGTTAGTGGCATCCGCCTCAATGCGGAACTCTACAGAGGTGCCGGGGACATCCAGGAAGAGCTGCTGGTGAATCAACTCCAGGAGGCCGTACGTCTTACCCGCAGCCACGGTGATCGTCCCCGCGACATACGGAGCCGGAACCGAAGATCGCGGCGGGAACGCGCTCACGATTGCACCTCCACATGCAGGACGCTCGACGAGGCCGCGAGCACCTGCAACTCGCCGATGGGAGTCGAGGTCCCCGGATAGGTCGAACGGTAAATGCGCGGCGGGCTCGAGGCCGTGAGCTTGAAGGCGTAGTTGTCCTGGGTGAGCGGGCCTCCCAGCGAGGAGGCGGCTCCCACCAGGACGGGATCAGCGTTCCCCTCGTCGGCGGCGATGACGAACTCCACGGCGGTGCCGGGACAGTTGGGGGCGAGCTGTTGCTGGATCAGCTCCAGCAGGTTCGCCACCTGGGCCGGGACCCAAACGGATCCCGCGACATACGCGGCCGGGATCGAGGGTGAGGGCGGCAGCGTCGTGGGCGGCAGCCTGGGTAGCGCGGGTGCTACGCGGCGGGAGGGTGGGCTCCCGCCGCTCCCGCCCCCGGCCTCTCCTCCCCCGGCGGGGCCGGACGTGGTGTTGACGTTGCCGGAAGTCAGCCTGCGATTGCGCTCCGCCGCCAGCATATCCACCAGGCGCGCGGGAAGCTCCTCGAGCGCACGCACCAGGCCCGCCGTGGGGTCGGGGCGCTGCGGCGGCGGAGGCGGTTGCACCCGGGCAAGCAGCTCGAGGGTACGCTCGATGTCGGGGGCCGGGACCGTAGCGCGCTCCTCGAGCACCGCACCGAGGCGCTCGATCGTCTTGCGCAGCTCGTCGGGCCAGAGTGGCTCGACGGCCAGGAGGTTGCGGATCTCCTCCAGCCGGTCAGTTATGCGACCCGGCCAAAACGCGGGCTCGGGTTCGGGTTCGGGCTCAGCCGGCGCCAACGCTTCGAGGAAGTGCGCGAAGCTGGCCTCTAGCTGGTGAGGCAGCATCGCGAGCGGCTGCAGCGTCTCGGCCAGCTGTGCCGTCTGCCAGGGCTCGACCGGCTGCGGAAGCGCGTGGCCGTTGCCGTTTTTGCGATGCAGCACGAGGGCCCAGACTCCGGCCCCCATGCCCAACACGCTTGTCGTTCCCAAGAGCAGATTCAGATCCATGGTTTATAGCCTGCTTTTCCCGTTGCTGCGCTTACCGTTGGGGCGCTTGGCACCCTCTCCTGAGCCTTCGTCAGAGTATTCCTCCTGCCCTGGAATCTCCCCCGCGCCTGAAACATCGGTGCTGCCAGGGCGTTTCTTACGGGCAGGCATGCCCGCAGCTCCTTTTGCCGCCCCTTGTAAAGCGCCCATAGCCCCGCCGCCACCCATCCCGCCGGTGATGGCTCCCAAAGCTGCATCGCGAATTAATCCCATAAATCCTCCCTTATAGCGACCCCACGATCTGGCTGAACAGATTCGCAGTTCCGCCCTGAATGTTGATCCCCATCTTGCTGAGCACGTCAGCGATCGTGTTTTGCAATGTCTGCAGGCCCTGGCCGGTGAGCACGGTTCCCAACTGGCCGACGCCCAGGCCGGTCTGCGAAACGCCCTGGCCAATACCCGCCTGCGTGGCGCCGATCTGCGCCTGTTCGCCGCCGAGCTGCCCGAGAGCCGTAGCCGCCGCCGGCTGCAGCTGGAGCGCCGCGTTGCCCACCTGCGCGGCCTGCGCATACGGCAGACCGGCCAGGGTGGCGGCCCGGTAGCCACCCCCAGGCAGTCCCTGGGTTGCCTGGTTGGTCGCACCTGACGTGATCTGCGAGATATTCGCCGCCGTGGGGGCGAGCGCTTGCGCGGTGGCCGTGGGGTCGCCGGACAAGATCTTGTTGTAGAAATCAATCGACGGCTGCAGGGTCTGAAGGCCCTGCGTTGTGGTGCCGAAGCCGGTCCCCGACATGTCGAGCCCGCCCTGCGTCACGCCCATGCCCGTGCCCAGCAGGTTGCCGCCTGACTGCAGGAAGCTCGGCACCGTCGATCCCGCCAGGTTCGAGAGGCCGCGCCAGAACGCGGTGAGCGAGTTGTCCGAGCCCGAGATCGGCTGCGGCGTAATACCGCCGGGGCCGGTGCCGCCCGTGCTGGTATTGCTCTGGCCCGGGTTGCCGAACATGTTGTAGATCCGGCCGAAGGCCTGGTCGATCTGGTCCATGCCCGGAACGCTGCCACCCGACGGATTGACGATGGTGGTCGCCATGCCTATACCGTATCCCAACTGGCGCCGTTCCAGCGATACAGCTGCGTCCCCGCCAGGAACAGGAAGCCGGTGTCGTCGGTGCCCAGGTCGGTGGGCTGATTGGCCAGGACGTCGTAGTAGATGCCGCCCGCATAGAACCAGCGGGGCGTCCCCCCGGCCTGCGCCAGGCGCGACTGATAAAACGCCGTAGCCCGATCGGTTTCGAAGTAGAGCCCGCCGTTGGGGGAGCTGGCCGCCGCGATCTGCTGCACGCGCTTGGTGTGCGCGCCGTACTGGTTCATGCGGCTGACGTCGGTCGCGGTCTGCGAGGCTGTGTCACGCAGCGAGTAGAGCAGCGTGAAATTCTGCGTGATCCCGTCGGTGAGCTGCCGGGGCAGGCCCAGGTTGGTGAGATTGGGAAGCCAGCCGGCGGTCTGATTGCGTTGGCTCATATTCTCGCTCCGGCAGCGCGGCTCAGATCGCCGAACGGTTGTGCACTGACGTAGGGGGCGATCGAGCCCCATTCCTTGACGCGCACGATGGTGTCCCTGACGTAGAGGCGAATGCCCGGAACACCACCGTCGACGCGGTACCTGTGCCACTTCGCCTTCATGGGCTTCAGCACGCGATAGCAGCGGATGAACTGGCCGGGACTCACCGGGTCGAGCACATATTGCACCGATTCGTATTCGTCGGTGACGGTAAAGATCGGCGAGCCGGTGCCGCCCATGTAGGCGATGAAGCAGTCGCGCAGGTGGTGCCAGGTGCCCAAGTCATGATCGGTCTCCTGTGTCTGCCAGGTGCTGGTCAGCTCGGGGACCGGCTCCCAGACGACCTTGGCTTCGGCGGGCCAGATACGATGCGGCGTGAGGGTCTCAAACTGGATAAAGTGCGCGATGATCGGCTCCGGCATATCCAGCACCACGCCGGTTTTCTTTAGCGGCAGGGTCGTCTTGGTCCAGGTCTCGGTTTGGTTTGTGTCGTCGAACCAGACTCCCACCGTGGCCGGTTCACCGTTGGTCTCCATGGGCAGCACGATGCCCTGGATGAACTTGTCGCCCGTCTCTCCCAGGCTAGTGAAGGGGTACTTGCGCACCACGGCGTCGGGCCACGGCTCGAAGAGCCAATTGACCTTGAACAGCTGCCAATTGACGGCCTCCGGATAGCTCATCTGCACCTGGAACTCGTAGCCCGCGACGGGCTCCCAGCCGTAGGGCTTGATGGTCTGGCCGTCATGCTGGACGAGCGGCTGCGCGACGACCTGGCCGTCGACGATTACATTCAGCACGAAGCTCGGGACGGGCGTTTCGTCGAACACGTTGGTGTTGGCCTCCATGTTCATGCCCATCAGGTATTTCGCCTGGATTGCGCCTTGATCGTCGCGATCCTGCGCGCGGAACTGCAGCACTTCGGGCTTGATGATGAACGACGGCTGCCACTGATTGATGGTCGTGAGATACTGGCCGTCCGGCGCGATCCAGCGCACGTCCAGGCCGAGCGTGTTGTTGAGCAGACCCTTGCCGCCCGCGATCAACATGTCGAAGAAATCGAGTACGTATTGCGTGCGCTCGACGATCTGCAGCGAGGGCGGAGGCGGCAGGGTAGGCGGCGGCGGAAAGCCTGCGGGCGGCGGGATCGTGTTGGGCGTGATGTTGGACAGGTTGAAATTGACCAGGGGGACGACAGTGATCTGACTCACGGGCGAGCAATCCAGCCAGTAGTCGCCCCATAGCTTGGGAGCCCGCGAGTCTCCCATGTCTTCGGCGCGAGTGATGATGCGAGTCTCGAAACCGCGCGTGAAGCCCAGGTAGTCGTAGATGGTTCCTCCCCAGGTCACTTTGAGATTGCCGCCGCGTTGTGCCGGCCCCAGGCCAATGCCACTCTCGGGGATCTGACTGTCGACCGTGGAATCGTTCGCTCCGACTTCCACGAAACGGGCTACGGGCTTGGTGGTGTCGGCGAACGGCTGATCGAGTGACACCCAGCCGCCACCCTGGATGTTGACCGTATCCCAGACGAGCGTCGAGAAAGTGTTCACACTCGCGCCCGAGGTGTCTTCCGTCAAGGCCACGAAGTCATAGAACAGTAGCCCCTGAAACCAGCACGTCCGGTGATACTTGGTGGCCGGCGAGCCGTCGGCCACGCTGCCGTCCGCTAGGTTGCCGACATGTTCCGGCTGTTCGGAGTTGGGTCCGATGAACGGCATGATGGTCTCGGGCGCAATGCCGGGATGCCCATCGTGCGGGAAAAACGCATAGAGCGGATCCGTCAGCCTCTGCAGGCCTCCATTGGCGGACCAATCATAGAGTCCGTCCTTGCCGCGCCATGTGACACTCTGATCCGCGAAGCCATTGGACTGCACGGAGAGCGACCATTCGAGCCAGCATCCCCGGGCGCCAGCCATCTCCTGCGTGGTGAATTGGCCGAAAACCGTAAGCGAGGGGTTGACCTGAAACTGGCGCTCGGTCGACCAGCACCATGGCTGGCCGTTGTAGATGCAGCCCGTAACCAGTTTTTCCGAAGGGCTGGTCACGACGATGTTATTGACGATGTCCGTCGAGTCGGGATCGTTGCCGTTGGTCCAGTACAGCGTGCCCGTGGAGTTCTGGTCGCCGCAGGCGAACAGATACGATCCAGACTGGCCGACGCCATACGGTCCCCACAGGTGCGCGAGGGGCGTCCCCGCCTTGAGCGTGCCAGCGGCGATGCTCCAGGGGTAACTGTCGCCCCGAACCAGAATACCGGTCGCATCGTCCATCAGCTCCAGCTTGGTTGGGGAGATGACCTGGTAGATGGTGAAGGCGTGGCCAAACACGGTGATGGTCGACCCCGGCAGCCAGTTCGTGTTGAACTCTGTCGTCTTGCCGTCGGTGCCAGCCGTAAAATTGAGCACCCAGGCATGGTTTCCTAGCGGGATAGCATCAATACTGGCTGTGCCCGCCCGGTCGATATCCCCCGTCACAAACGGCCGGAACAGATTGAATCGAGTTTGGCCGGTGCTGGCGTCCGTCACCTGCGGAGGCGACGGCGCGGCGAGTAAGTCGAGATCCAACGTGTTGTCGATGAACTGCGTGCCTCCAGCGCCGGAACCAACTAGCGCCCAGCGCAGCACCGCGCCGCCGAAGCGGTAAATGTCGATCACGACGTTGGGGTCGGGATTCCCCGTCTGCGGGTCGTTGGGGGGCGTCGGCAATATCATGGTGGCCGATTGGCTAGTGAGCGTCAGAGCCGGTTTGCAGGTGGTCGAGGCCGGGCCTACGCATTGCCTGGTCGCCGCGCTCGGATTGGACCGCGCACCGGTGGGCACACGCCGGTAAGCGAAGGACCACTGATAGTCGCCGAGGAGATTGCCGGCCCCATACACCGACGGGATGGCCTGGTTTACCGGCGGCGTCAGGCCCACGGTCAGACACCGCCCCATCGTTTCGCCGGCGACGTCGGACGGATAGTAGCCCGCCGTGACCATCTGCTTCGAGTCGGCGATGTACTTCCACGCCACCGCCGCGCCGGCCGGCTGCGCGTCGACGATGGAGAGCGGGTTGCCGGAGAAGCCGCCGAACTGGCCCAGCGGAGTCGATACGGGATTGAGCGTAGAGTTCGTCAGGATGGGGCCATCCTGGAACACGAACAGCTCCTGATCGCCGCCCATGACATAAGTGCGACGCAGGTTTGGGTCGTACTCCAGGTTCAGGACGTTCAGCCGCGAGAGTGAGTGCAGGTAGGCGTCGGCTAGGTGATGGCCGGGGAAGGCGTCGCTGAAGCCGTGGGCGCTAGAGACCGTGCCGCGTTCGAGCACGCGCGCATTCTTGACCCACGGTACCTGGCCGTCGGCTAGTTTCTCCACGGGGCTGTTCCAGTTCATGCCATTGTGCAGAAACGGAATCGGCTTGCGCTGGAATTCGGCCATGCATCACCACCATTCGCTCCAGACTTGCAAAATAGGACCCCCGGCTCCCTGACATTCGTAGCTCTGCCCTGGGAGCACCCAGAATGACAGGGCACAGATGTTGTATTCGGTAGGTGTGTTCCAGATTTCCGCGACCAGCGTGCCATTGACGGTAGCGGCTACCGTGGCGGACGAGGCAAGCTCCGCGCTGACCGTAACCATCATCGCGCTGCCGGTGTTGTTGACGTAGCTGACATTGAACGCGCGCTGCGCGGTAACGGGGCCGCCCGCGCCGATACCGCTGCCACTCGGCCCCGGTGGGCCCTGCGCCCCCGGCACCCCCGAAATCCCCTGCGGTCCCTGAATTCCTTGCGGTCCTTGCGGCCCCTGCGGACCACCGGGACCGACCGGACCGACGGGACCTTGCGGCCCCATGATCTTGCCCACGTTTATCCAGGCGGTACCCGTCCATGACCAGAGATCGCCGGTCGAGTCGTCGATGTAGGCGTCCCCCTCGTTCGCCGAGGGCGGCAACTGGCTGGAGTCCGGTACGCTCCCCTGGATGGTCGTGCTGTGGCCGGGCGGGCCCATCGGTCCCTGCGGGCCGGTCGCCCCAGGAGTGCCTGCTGCGCCTTGCGGTCCCGTTGCGCCCTGAGGGCCCATGAATGAGCCGGAGTTTGTCCATTGCGTGCCGTCCCACACCCACAGAACGCCGGTGGTCGAGTTCCAAAAGGCATCGCCCACTCCGTTGCCGGTCAGCGGCAACTGCGAGGTGTCGGTGACAATGCCCCGGAAATTGATGCCGGTATCAACGAGAGGCAGATCGCTAATAGTCCAGGAGAGGTTCCCCGACGTCATCATCACGTCATAGCGGCCGTTGGCCGCATAGAACCACCAATAGCCGTCCTGGTTGGCGGTGAAAGGGTTGGGGCGCGGCGTGGGCGGGAGCAGGTTGTCGGCGTAAATCTCGGCCAGCGTCGCGGTGCCAGTGAGGTAGACCGCAATGGTAGCGAAGGGCCAACTCTCCTGGACGAGATTGGACGACGACAGCCCCGCCGTCCACACCAGCCGGTTGCCCTGCTGCGCGAATCCCTGCGCCCGCTGCATCAGCGCCTCCTCCCATGAGATTTCCCGGCGAGGTAAGCGGCGACTATAAGGGCGACTATCAGAAGCGCCAAGATGAGATCCATGGGCGTCATCAGATCCTTGGCACCTCCGCCTGTTGCCGCATAGCGGGCAACTGCAGCGCCGTGCGGTAGAAGTTGGCCTTGGTGAGGCGGCTATTCTCGAGCGCGGCGGCCTTGTAGAAGTTCTGGCGCAGCTTGTCGGTGTTGTGAAACTCGGGGCCCGCCATCTTGAAACTGGCCAAGTGAAAGGCGTAGTCAATCAACGGATTGATCACACCGCGATCCACCTGCAGGTAGTCGGCATCGCCGCCCGGTACGGGGATATTGCCGACCACGTCCATGGTGACGCTGTAGGTGCTGTCCGGCGTCGGCCCGAAGGCGACCAGGTTGCGATCACACATACCCGCGAACTGCGGCACGCCCGGGTTCGATTGCCAGGTGGCCAGGAACGAGTCCATCTCGAACACAGAGCCCGACCAGATCGGCACGCCGTCGATCTGCGTCTGGAGTAACGTAGGGTTCAGGCGGTACAGCTCGGCGGACTCCTGGTAACGGGTCTCGGCGTATACGGCTCGGTCGGGATCACGCGCCGGCCCGTCCGCCGAGAACAGATCGCTCAGCGCGCCGAAGATCATCCCCCATACGAAATCCTCCGGAATGTTCAGCACCGTGGGCGTGTCGTAGACGGTGGCCGGCGTGGTGCCGATCTGCGGGCCGCTGGTTACGACCAGCGTCTCCAGCTCGCCGGGATTGAGCGGCGGCGGGTAGACCTCGACGCCGACCGGCGGGAGAGTGAACTTGCCCCAGACGAGCGGCGGGTCGACCGGCGCCAGCGAGCCGGAGTTGAGAAACGCCTGCATGGCGTATTCATCGTCGCGCCATAGCGTGCTGTATTTGCCGACGGTGTTGACCCACGCCGCGCGCCGCACGTCGAGTACGGCCTCGGGCAGGAACGTGCGCGCCGCCGATGGTCCTGTGCCGACATTCTGGATCTGCCGTGTCACGTTCGCACCGGTGTCCGTCAGCCAGCGATTGATGCGGTTCTGCAACGTGTTGACGATCTGGTCGAAGAAGTATTGGCCGGTGCCGGTCCAGGTGGGCGTGAGCGGCGGCTCCAGCAGGCAGGCCAGCACCATGTTGACGATCTGCAGATCCGTGACGTAGAAGCTCAGAATGCCCGAAGGCATGCTGCGCAGATCGTAGAACGCGCTACCGCCCACGCCGCCGCTGGGCTCAATTTGGAATGTGGCGCGCTGCTTGTACGTGCCGGTCAGCGCCTGCCAGGTGCGGACGGCCTCCGCGATGAGATCGTTCAGCTCCGCAGCCGTCCAGAAGACGAGCGGCGACTGTCCGGGCCTTCCGTTGTCTTCGAGGCGCGCGGCGAGTTCCGTACGCGCGCCTCCGAGTGTGAGGTAAGTGTAGCCAGGTTGAGCCAACTAGTTATCTTTTCGGTCCAGCTTCCGGCGGCTTTCCGCCATCAGGAGGCTTGGTATCTACTACATACCAGTGGGGATGCCACTTATCGTTGTAATACACTAAAACAAGAACCCCAGCTTTTCCAGGTGGAAGTCCAACATCAGGTGGTACAGGAGGCCATAGTATTGGGGGTAGAATTGGCCCACCACCTATTACTGGAGGAGGCTCTATAGGAACATAGATCGGTGGCATGGCGATAGGTCCACCAGGAAGATGGATCGGCGGCACTGCAACCCCTGGAGGCGGGCTTACTCCTGGCAGAAGCGGAGGAATAATCGGTCCTCCGCTGACATGGGGAGGACGTGTAGGAACTCCAAAGTCCGGGTCAACCGGATTGTCGTCTCTTCCAACGGGCGTGACGTCGCAAAGCATGAGGTTCTCCTTTTTAAACTCTCTAGTTCTGTTTCAGCTCCATTTCACTGTGCGCCTCGTGGGCGCACTAGTACTTGACTATGCTGCCCCCGTTCATGGGGCTGCGAATGGGCGCGGATGACTTGGCGATGCCGGGCCTGGTCGTGTTGGCGGCAACGCTGGGATTGAGCTTCAGTTTGTTTTCGCCGACTGCGAGGTTGTTGCACATGGGGCTGCGCATCGGGCCGATGTGGCCGGATGTCTTCGCACCCAGGGATGAATTAATGTTTTTCGCCACCTTGCTTTTCCTCCTCGTTACTTTCGTCTTTTTCCTCTTCGTCGCCGTTCTCCTCGACCTCCTCGAGCTCCTGGTCGGGCAGTTCCTCCTTCTTGGCCGGATCGGCGGCGGCTCGCGTGCCTGCCCCGCCCAGGCTCGGCATAAAAGGCGTGGTGGTCTGGTGGTTCTGCCACAGTAAGACTGCCTGAAGATTCGGGTCCATATCAGCTCCTTCTCTAGTAGCCCCTGGGGAGGATCGAGGTCACATCGTGGCTCTGCAGGAATTGGCCACCCAAGGGGAACATAAAGCCCTGGCCCTGCCGGAACGGCAGTAGCGGGAACTGCTCATCGTCCTGCTTGTAGCACTCGATGCGGCTCTCCCTGTATTCCGCCATTTGCGTTTGCCGGTACGCCACCCAGTTGGTTTGCGCCAGCTCGGGGAAGGTGTTGACGTTGGCCAGCGCCCAGTCACTCGCCAGGCACTTGCTTTGGAACATAACCAGGTCCGGCAGCTCGTAAGAGACCATCGGCAAGTCCTGGTTCGCCGATAGATCCGGCCACCTCGTCCAGTAGGTCGCGTAGTAAGTCGTGAAGCGCACCGGGTTGGGATATAGCTCAACGACCGGCTCGCCCCTCTGATTGGTCATGTACTGCGCCACGATGTAGGCATCACCTTGCCCGCCGCGCTGCGGGTCGATGGCGTTGAGCTGCGCCTGGTTCCAGTACAGGTTCGGGCCGAAGATGGCGTAACCCGAGTAGCGGTTGGCGATCACCATGTAACGCACGAAGCGCAGGTCGGGCTGGAGATTGGCGAAGGGCGGCGGGGCCGGCGGAGCATAATAGCACTTGAAGACCTGATAGGGCGATCGCGTGGTCGTGGCCTCGCCGTAAGGCCGGTCGATGGTGATGGTGTCGATGCCGTCCCATGCCACGATGCTGTAGTTCGGGCCCGTGGGGGCCGAGATGCCGTTGATGGAGCCGACCCGCAGCTGACGTCCAACGCCGAGAATTGGTGACGCTAACGGAGGATTGGCCAGCGCCACGGCGTCGAACGCCGCTGCGGCTGCGGCATCCGCGATGACCTCCTTCGACCCGAAAGTGGCCGACACCGATCCGCCCACGATGGCGTCTGGGCAGAACAGCTGCGCGTCGCTTACAAAATTAAAGCTCCACAGCCGTCCATCGCGTACGCGGCTCCAGGCCCTCTGAATGACCTGCTGCGCGTGTAGCGCGGACATGCGCGGGACTGTCCCGACGAGCTCCGCCGTCATGTCCGTGAATGCCATTATTTCCTCTTGCGCTTCCGCCCACCGCGACGATTGGCGGAAAGCACCAACTGATGCGCCGCCGTCTGCAGCTGCGGCGTTTTTCTCACGGTCTTCCTTGCCATATCACCGTCCGATGGCCATCAGCCGCACAGTGAACGCCGACAAATTAATCGCACCGACCTCCGCTCCCGTGGCAGCGACGACCCACATCAGCCGGACCGACGCCATGGGATTACCGGGGCTGAACGCCCCCGGAACGCAGACGATACCGTAGTGTCCGTTATTGCTTGCCATCGACTGAACCCAATCAATCGACTGCAGGCCGAAATCCGATGCGTTCAGTACCTGACCTCCGCTGGGCGGCGTGCCGACGACAATGGGGGAGTATGGGTTCGGACCAGTGACATCGGCGACTGACCAAAGGGAGTCTCCCGGCACCTTGGGATAAGAGAACCGCGACATTACGGTAGCGGACATTTAACGCCCCATCGCTTGCTTGCGCCGGCCGATGCGGATGCCGCGCGCCATTCCCCGCCGAGCTCCACGACCCATTGCCCGACGCGCTCTTTGCCGTGCCATATTTTCCTCCTTAGAAGTTGTAACCAGCCTGAAGGTTCAGCTCCACTGGGCTGATGGCGCCCGCCGCTGGTGCGGCAAGCACCGCCGTTCCAATCGTATTTTCGCTGAGGGTCGTACCCGGCTGCACCGAAGGTGGAGTCACCGACCCATCGACCTCCACCAGATTGCCGATTACACCCGAGCCAGTGCCAGTGAACATCACCATTGCAATCCCCATGATCTGGATGAAGTCCCAGTAGCCGGGAGACGTGCTGTTCAACGCGATGCCCGCGATTTTGTTCGGGGTGCCGCCTGTAGTGCCTGCCGCCGTAACGACATATTGCAGCTCGTTCAGCCAAAATACCGGCGCGCCACGCTCGAGCGGGACGGTGGCCAGGGGATCGAGCTGCACGTACATGTAGACGCCACCGTAAAGCGGACCCACCTGCGGATCGGCGAACTGCACGGCCCACGGATTGGTGATGGTCAGCTTGCCGCCTTCGAAGCCGCTGTAGGGCTGCACGATCGACCCGGAGACCTGGGCGGTTGAGACCGGTACGCCAGGCGCAGGATCACCGTGGCGGTTCAGCTGATTGAGATAGTTCGTGGTGATACGCGGCGATTGATTCTGTCCGAAAAACGCAGTGCCACCGATGGGCATAATTTCCTCCTAGCTGCTCACTCCGTAGATCTGCGTGTTCGACCACGGCGCCGTGCATTCCAAGTTGACCGCCGCCTTGAGCTGGCTCGCCACGCGCGTGTTGTCCGGTGCCCTGATGAAGTCGGTCGGGTTGAATCCGAACTCCTGATCGTTCGAGACCCTGAATTTCCAGCGGCTCGTGTTGAAGAACACGCCGACTTCGCCGACCTGCAACGTGGTGATGGCGGCCGGCGGAAAGTTATTCGCAGGCGGCGTGGGCGGGGCCGGCGCCGTGTACGGGACGATGCCGGTCTGGTTGTTTCCCAGGCCCCCGTTCGAGGGATCGGAATAGGGGAACCCCAGCGCGGACGGGAAGTAGTCGTCCATCATGACGACAGAGTTCTTAAAGCGGAAGCCAACCGCGCCGAAATAGGGATCTTTAACACTGGCGGTATCCTGCCCGAAGCGCTGCTGAGGCTGGATGCGGTTTTCGACAAAGGAGACGAACGGCTTGTTAGCGCAAAAAAGATCCGGTTCGTCTGTGCCTCTTTTGGCCAGGTTGTAGGCGGCGTTAAAAACCGGATAAGTAATAGTTCCTGCGGTTCCATCGGCTTTTCCGGCCCAGTAGACGTTGCCATTAAGGGCCTTGCGAACATTGCCATTGCGCAGCGCAGTGCCATACGTCGTGTAGACATTTCCATCCCACGATGGTACGAAGCCGTCGTTGATCGCCTCTACCCACCCGTTGATGTTGATCGTGCGCGGCGCGATCTGGCCGTTCTGCTGGATGTCGAGCGCCATGATCGCCGAGATCGTCTGGTAGGCGTTGGCCATGTCGGTCTCGAGCAGGCTGAAGACGGCCAGGTCTCCGGTGTTTAAGACGCTGATGTCCTCTAAATACTCGATGATCATGACCACGTAATACCTGGGGTCGAAGACCGTCGAGCCGAGGGTCTGCGGCTTCGTCAAGTTAAAGCCGCCGATGCCTTTCGCGTACGCGCCGCCGTTGAGCGGGTTGTAGAGGAAGACGTTGCGCGTGAACGCGCCGCCGGTGAAGGGAACGAGGCACTTCGCGCGGAGGTGCGCCTGCAGGACGCTGGCCAGAAAAAAATTGTCTTCGATGGCCGCGTCGTTGATTTCGGGCAATGTGGTCGTGTTTATCTCATCTAGTAAGGGGTCCGCCATACGTTATGCCACCTTCGTCGGCTTGCGCTCGTCGGGAGCGCCCATGGGAATTCCGTTCGCGCGCCGCTCGATATATCTCCTGCTCGCGCGCTCCGCCCCGGAGAGCGCCTGCCGGTCGGCCGCGCTGGGCGCCTCGCGCAGCTTGGGCGCAGCCTGCGGTTGCGTCTCTTCGTGCACCTTGAATTTGTGGTCGAAAACATGCGATGTGCGCAGGCCCTGCTCCATCGCGCCGGGCCGCACGCCGGCCAGGGCCGCTTCCGAGAGCTTGGCCGCCTGTTCCGCGTCCCAGTCCGCGCGCAGCTTCTTGCTGAGATCCTCGTCATGATGCTTCTGGCGCAGCGCGGGGACGTCGTACTTCTCTTCCCAGAGAGACGCCAGCGAAATCGGCTTTCCGGCGCGCCCGCGCCGGTCGGCCTCGTTGAACAGCTCCTGGGCCTCTTTCGCGCTCATGCGCTTGCCGGTCAATTCCCGGTGCTGGTCGCGGATGTCCGCCCAGATGATATCGAGCTGCGCCATGCCGCCCAGCTCGGGCACCAGCTTCTCGGCGAGGTACTTGGTGATGTCGTCCTTAAAGTCTTTCTTGAAGTCCGCGAGCTTGGTGTCGATATCGGTCGAAGTATCCACGGGCCTCCTCGTCTGAAAGGTTTCGATCTGATCGGGAATGTTGGGAATGTCGTCGTCGCTGAGCTGGTAGGTCTGCTTGATGTGCTTGAGCCGCGCCTGGGACGTGGCGACGTCGATCTTGTGCTGGGCCAGGTCCTTGAGCACCTTGGCTTTCTCCACCTCGGCGGCTTCGAGCAGCTGGCGGAACTGTTCCATCTTGTCTTCCATCGTTTTGCGGTCGGCCTCTATGGTCTGCCGGTCGGTCGCCAGGGCCTGATTTTTTTGGGTGTAGTCTTTGTTGCGCATGAAGCCGCCCAGGAACTGCGTGGCGATCTTGTCGTTGGCCAGCATCTTCTGCTCGAGGAACGCGTACAGCTCCCCGTCTTCCCCCGCCGCTTCCCGGATCGCATCCTTCAACGCTTCTTTATCCACCGGCATTGCCTGTTCCTCTGTCAGTCGGTTTCCCGGCTGCTGACTCGGACCCACCACGGACGCCCGGCTTGTTCCCGCCTTTATCCGCCAATGGCGGGGGAGGGAGGCTCAGGCTGACCGGGGTTTGTCATGATTTGCCGCAACGCGGCGCGGAGGGCTTCACCAGCGTCCTGCAGTCCGGTTCGGGCCCGCCTTAAAGCGGGAGCCGTCGCCGGGAATTGGCTGGCCAACTGGCCGAGCATCATTTCGGTCTGCATGACCTGCTGCAAGCCTTGCCCGAGCATGCCGCTCATCCCACCACCGGGACCGCCGCCTTCCGGGGTCGCGGGGTTTTCCGGGGAGCCGCCTCCTTCTCCGCCGGTCATCCCCGCCAGGGAGGCGGGACCAGGTGCGGTTCCGCCAGGAGGCCTGGGCGTGTCGTCGGGAGACCGCAGTCCAGAAGGAGCCATGCGGGCAATCTCTCCTTGCCGTTTAGTTACGGGCCAAAGTTAAAGTCAAGAGGCCGCGCCGAAGCCCGGCCCCTGGGAGCCGCGCTAGCGCCGCTTGCGGCCACGGTGTCGGCCACGGCGGCCGCCGCGATTTGCAACCTCGAAGGTGCCCAGCATGCATCACTCCTTTCTCCGACCGCCGCTCGGCGCGGCTATCGGTACTCGCGAGTAGATAAACCACCCCAAAAAGCAAAAGGCCCGCTGCCGTCCCGGTGAATGATGGTAAAAAACCGGGAGGCAACGGGCCTGGGCTAACCGAAAAAACTTTCGGGGCTGGTTTACCGTTCCTAGGGAGGACTATACGTATGGAACACGGGAGTTGTCAAGGCTTGGCGCGCTGGGAGGTCTTCCACTCCGCCATGCCGTTGGGCCTGCCTTCACTGAAGTGAATCGTGAGGGCGCCCGTGCCCTGCAGCCGCTTGATGGATTCCACGGCTTCTTTGAGGCCGGCCGCCTCGAAGCGCACGCTCTCGTGAGTTTCGGTGTGCGCGCCCGGCATGCCCGCGAGTGATTGAAGCAAACCGTTAAGATCGACGCTTCGACTTCGCACCGCGCTTGCCCTCTTTGCGGCGTTCGGAGAGCATGATCGCGATCGCCTGCTTGCGCGACTTGACCTTGGGCCCGCGCTTCGACCCTGACCGAAGGCGGCCATGCTTGAATTCGTGCATAACGGTCTCGGATGGCATCGCTTCCTCCTAACGTTTGCTTTCCCGGACAATCGGACGCACTCCTCCTTTGTTCTCCATGGTGGGCGGCTGCTGCGCCGTGGGCGGCCGTCCCGGTTTTCCTTTCCCTCCGCCACCACCCTGTCCGCCGCCGATCGACTGCTGAATGCGGGCCTGCATCTGCATCCAGGCCAGCCACCGCTCGATGATGGTTTGCGCCCTGCGCAGCTCGCCCGTGTTGGGATCGGGAATCATGGGCACCTCGCCGAAATTGCGGATGTCGAACAGCTCGGCGAGGGTCCAAGGATCGATGGGGAACCCGCGCGACTGCAACTGGATGTAGAACAGCTTGCGCGAAACGGAATTGAATTCGTGCAACGAATACGGCGTAACAGTGAAGTTGAAGTTGTCCTTGTGCCAGCGGGCCCGCTCGAATTGCGGAACGATTTCGCCGCGCGCAAAGTAGGCCTCCCATTCTTCCGGGGCCCCGAACTTGCGGCGCATCTCGACGCTTTTGAGATCCGGCGCGCCGGTGGACTTCCAGTCCTCGTCATTGGCGTAGGGAATCAGCGTGCCGGGGCGGTAGTCGAAGTCCTCGTCGGCCAGGCCTTCGGGGCCGAGCATCTGCATTCTCCGGGCGGCGGTGTAGAACTGGAAAAAGCTTGATTTCCACTGCTCGCCCAGCGAGCGGATGGATTCCTCCATGTTGCGCGACTGGTCTTTGATCAGCGGGCCGAGCTGCTCCATGATCTTCTCGACCGAGTCGCCGGAGGGAAGCTGCCGCGCACGCGCCATGGCGGAAGCATCCGCTACGCCCATCTGGTCTTTGATCATCGCCTGCAGCATCTGCTGCGCCTGCAAATAGTGGGCGGGATACTCATACCACTGAAATGGCAGCAGCGGGCCCATCTGCTGCGCGAGCGGCACGAGCGACAGATCGAGGCCGACGACCTGGTTGGGAATTCGGGTGTTGATCGTTTGGGCGAGGGCGGCGGCCTGGCTGTTGCGATCAAAACCGCGCGGCGGCGACAGGCGCGCGTTCATGGCGTCGATCATGCCGCGCCACATCTCGATCGAGGCCTTCTCGAGCGACTGCCCGTAGCGCGTGATCGGAAAGCCCAGAAAGTTCCAGGCCCAGTCGTCCGCCCGCAGTTGCGCGACCGGCACCTTGGCGTGCCAATTGGGCGAGGCCTGGCACGTCGGATCGGGATTGACGACCACGCCCAACAGGTCGGTGCCCACCGCGATTACCAGTCGGCGGTTGGGATAGAGCAGGCAGTCTTCGCGCGTAGCCTTGCGGAATTTTCCGTCGCCGATGGGAACCTCCTGGCCGACATAGGGAACGTCATAGCTCCAGCTGGTGCCGTAGATGCCGTCCGGGCCGCGCATCTTGACCACCTCGCCGGTATCGTTCACCGAGTCGTCGTCGACGTAGATGTAGAACACGTCGACCATGGCCCACGGCGCGGCCTCGCGCTCGAACCGCACGCCCTGGCCAAAGCGCCGCAGCACCGCCGTTGCGAATTTGACAGCCTGGCTGATGACCACGCCGTGGCCGGCGCGGGCGTCGCGGGCCGGCTTGATCTCGTCGACATAGAGCGGGAACAGCCGCCAGGCCTCGTGCACCGGCGTCTCGACACGCAGCGCCACGGCGTAGGCCTTCTGGATATCATGCTGGCGGCCCATGCCGACCGGCAGCACGTCGAGCGGCCCGTAGGCATCCCACACGATGTCGCCCCTGCCCCTGTACCAGAAGTGAGGGTCATAGCGCGTGCCGATGTATCCGGTTCCAGCGATGCAGGCGTACTGCCAGGCCTTACGCAACCGCCGGTCCGCAAACGTCATCCCCTGCCAGGCGAGAAAGGATTTGTTGAGAATACTCTCCTGGCGCTTGAACTCTTCCATGTTCGACTTGAACGCGGGGATGATGCGGATGTTGGTCTGGGCGGCGATCAGCTCCTTGGCGTTGCGCACGGTCTGGTCGGTGCGCATCCTCGAAAGCAGGCCGATGGGTGTAGTGACGGCCTCCCCGTTGACTAGGTCGACCCCGTCCTGGATAAACGGATAAGCGGGCTGCAGCCGCAGATAGCTGCGGCCATCGGAAACGATGTCCCGCGCCCAGGCCAGCAGCGAATCAGCGGTCGCGAAGTCGCGGCTATCCGCCGGGTTCTCGAACGGCGCGGGACAGAGGTACGCCGAATCAACGCCTGGCATACCTGTGATTCTCTACTAGCCGCGCCAGTTCGCGCTAGTCAAGAAACGTGATCTTAAATCTGCCCGACACGCAGGTCAACACCACAGGGCGCCCATACAGGTAGCCCAGAGCGAAATAATTCATCAGCTTTTCCGCTCCCGCCAGCCGGTTTCGGGCCCACTGTACGAGTTCCGGTTGCCGCTGTCGAAGCTCAGCACGTTGATGTGGAAGTGCGGATCGAGGTTCCGGTGCCGGGCTCGCTTCTCCTCGCGGCGGCGGTCGGCCCACTCGCGCGCGGCGCGGAACAGAGCCTCAGCTTTCGGGTTGCCGCGAATGCGCGCCATGGTGTCTTCGCGCCGACGCTTAGTCTGCTCGTCGAGGGCCTGGTAGTTGAGGTCGCGGGAGGCCTCTGCCTTTGCGCGCTCGATGGCGTTCATGCGGGACACGAAGCGATCCGCCTCGCGCAGGTTGGTGATCTCCACGCGGTGGTATTCCGGCGGGCAGCGCTCGTTTGCCTGGCCAGGGAAACTGAACTTATCGGGGTCGGAGTTGCTGGCCCACACCACGATGGGATCGAAGCGCTGCGCGTGCACTTCATGGAGCGCGCCGTGGGGGCAATACGGCCAGTCGCCAATTTCGATTTCGCGGCCACACTCGGAGCAGTTCATCGCGCATCCTTGGGATCGAAGATTTTGGTCGTGGCATACCGGCCGCGAATTTTAGTCCAGAAGTACGTCCCGGCGCCGCCGTTCTGGTGGAAAGTGTCGTAGATGGTTTTGGGCACACCCGCGTACTGATAGATCGCGCCGTTTTGAAACTGGATGGTCAGGGTCTCGGTGTTGGGATCGTAGTGATGCTCCTGCAGATGACTAGACTGTGCGACGGCCATACCTCTCCTCAAGATTCATAGATACCGACATCGTTGCGCTCCTGATAGGAATATACCCACTGGGCATACTGCCGTTTGGGCTGCTCGCGGCCCACGGGGCTGCGCCCGCTGTAGGCGGCGATCTTGGCGCTGCGGAAATAGTCCGCGTCCCACTTGTAGAGCGAGACGAGGATGAAACCGAAAGCCATGATGCGATCGTCGAAGCCGCCATAGCCGGCCTTGAGCGACTGCACGAACTGGTCGCCCTGCAGCGAGGCCATCTCCTGCACGAAGAACGGGCTCGCAATCTCGATATCGCCGTCGCGCAGCATTTTCACGAGCATCTCGATCATCCCGTCCCTGAACCAGCTGGTGGTGTACACGCCGATCTTGTGGAACTGGGAAAGCCTGGGCGTGCGGTTGTCGAGCTGCTTGTCGTTCCAGGGATGGAAATTCGTCCAGCCCATCTGGCGGATTAAATTTTGGGCCATATCGCCGTGGCCCTTGCACTCGATCGCCATGCGCGGCTGCTGTACCATACCGGTCTGGTCGGGCACCGAGTAAAGCGTTCCCAGCGCGAGCGCGAAGGGCCAGCTGTCAAGGGCGTTCATCTTACCCGAGGCGTACTCGAAAACCTGCTTGGTGGGCCCGTTGATCGAACCCTTGCGCAGGCCCTCCAGCACGGTGCGGTCTTTTTCGATGCCGTCGGAAGTGTCCATGCCGATGCCGTAGGTCTCGCCTGCGATCGGCATCTCCCAGATGTAAATCTTGTCGACGCCCGACTCGAGCGACCAGCCGTCAAAGCGCAGCGGCACCAGCTCGAACTGCATCGGATAGCTGGTCGTGCGCTCGCAGCGGACGATGATCGAGGGCTGATTGGGGTTGCGCAGCAGGGAGGGCGGCTGCAGGCGCGGGTTCACGATTTCCGGCGCGCCGACCAGGCCGTAAGTACCGAGCAACTCCTGCCGGTGCGCGTTGTCGCGGTAGAACGTGATGGTCTCCGTGGGGAAGACCGAGAGGGCCGTCGACTGGAAGGCCTCGTCGTCATTCGAAGGCATCTCCTGGAGGAACTTGTTCAGCCGCTTCTCGCGGATCGCGGCGTCGCGCTCACACTCGTAATACCAGATTTGTTCGAGCGGCATCTGCCAGTCGCGCCCCAGGCGCGCGTAGAGGTACTCGGTTTTGCGCACGTATTCTTCCGCGCCCTCGGCGTGCGCGGCGGCCCAATCGAGCATGCGGCTCGAGTAATCGGGCGGCACCGGGTGGGCCCGCAGCCAGTGCTCCTTGGGGTACAGGCCGCCGACGAACCAGGGCAGGAAGAGCGGCCGCAATCGCGAGCGGCGCTCCGGCCACCCGGCCTTGGCCGAAACCCACTTGTGATGCCACCAGTTGTTCTGGCCTTTGGCGGTACTCTCCAAGGCCAGGAACGTTTGCGGCGAATCGTGCATGGCGCGCAGCAAGGCGCTGTCGATCAGATCGCTGACCTTGAACTCATCGAACTCGCTCAGCTCCGAAATGTGCGCCTTGGTGGGCGTGGTGCCGCGCGCGATGCCGGTGGTCTGCTGCCCGTGCTGCAGCGTGAGCGCGCTGCCGTTGAGCAGCTCGAGGAATTTATTCTCGCGCCGGTACTTTTCCGCCGGCCGCATCCAAAACGGCAGGCGGTAGAGCACGAAGTCGAGCATGTCGAACAGCAAGCCGGTCTTGTCCTCCGTGCTCGATGCCAAGAAGGCGTTGGTGTGGGGAAAATACAGCACGCTGTGCAGCACGATGAGCGAGATGATGCGCGACAAGCCCAGCTGACGCGCCTTGAGAATGATCAGCATGAGCGAGATATCCTGCTCCTGCATCTCGGCCAGGATCGACAGGAAGATCTGCTGCGAGATCCACGGATCGAGGCGCACCACGCGGTCCTCGTCGGATTTGATCCAGGCGTAGCGGCTCACGAAATAGTTGAAATCGGCGCGGCACAGAATCATTTCGTTGCGGATGAGGCGGATCTCGTCCGGCTCCAGCGTTTCGCGCCAGTCTTTATCGGGGTGGCGGACGCTGCGCAGCGTGCCGTTTTCATCGGGCTCTATCAGCGAGTTGAAGTGGGCGGTGATGCGCTCGGCCTCGAGCGCCGAGTGATACTCCGGCTCGAAGTTCGCCGGTTTCGCGGCCCAGCGGCGCAGTGTGGCTTCGATGATCCTATGGTGAAACATCCGGGTCGTCCTTCACTAAAAACGGCGGGTCGTTCTCCAGATCGCGGCTCATGTCGATCACCTCGTCATCAAACGTCCGCAGCCGGCTCGGGCCTTGCCGGATTTCAGGCAGCGTCTCGTTCACCTGGCCGGCGGCGGCGTTGAAGATATTAATCGACGCGCCCTTGCGATCCGGCAGCGACCCGGTCAGGCGGAAGAACAGCTCCCGGTCGCGGTAGTTCTCTTCGCTACGGGCAAACTTGATCGTGTCCAGCAGTAGCTCGGGATGGGCGATGGAGCTGACCATGGAGCTTTCGGCCGCCTTCGATTCCCAGATGTGGCGGCATACCGTGCCCACCAGCTCGCCGGGCGTGATGTTGGCCATCACGCAGAGCTGCTCGGGCCAAACATTGACCTTGTCGAACCTATCGAGGGACTCGTAGCAGTCGCGGAAGCGGGCCATGGCAATGTCGCCCTTGCGCGCAGCGAGGTCGACGTACTGGATATAGCGCCGCCAGTCGGGCTTGATGTGGCGAAAGGCCACCGAGAGCGGGCTGCGGCTGGCCAACCCCAGCTTGCGCTGCTTACCCTTGGCTACGTGGATCGGCGGGGGCGGCAGCTGCTTCGCCGGCAAATTCTCGAACGCTTCCGCGCGCGGCGGCGAGGATCGTCCGCCAGTCTTCCGGGGCTTGCCAGTCTTTGCCATAAAGGCTCCTCTGCTCAGCTTCCCAATCCTGGAGCGCCTGCATCATGGCCGGCGATCCCGGCACCACGCGAAAGCGCTCCGCGAATTCCATCTGCTCGGCCCCCATGCGCGCGATGTCTTCCGGCGTGACGGTGTGCAGATCGTCGAGCGTGGCCTGGTGGACCTTGACGTCGGCGGGCGAAGGAGGAAACACGAGCCTTTCGAGCAGAAAGGCGATCCGCTCGAGCGCGTCCGCCACGCGCGCCACGTCGACATGCAGTTCAAGTAGCGTCATCGGCCATCTTGATGGGCTCGCGGTATTTGCGGCCGCCGAGCGAGACCATCTGATTTTCGAGTTCCGTGAGACGGCGGTTGATGCCGTCGAAAATGGCGTCGATCTCGGTGCGGCTCAGGACCATCTCCACGTCCTCGGGGCGTGCGGCATTCGTGAGCAGCGCCGATCCCTGGAAGTGAAAGCAGTAAAGCTGCAGCCTTCCGTCCGGCCACTGGTGCATGACCACCGCCGGGATGGTGCGCGCCTCGCCCTCGGTTTCCCGCGACCCGGGGGCCGTGATGCGCACGATGGCGCCGATCTCAATCTGCTGCGCGGCAATCGCTCCCGCCATTTACTTCTTACCTCCTCCAAAATGCCAGGCGTCGCGGTTCATCTGTCCGCTGCGCAGGCCCGCCGGCCCCTGGTCGATCTTGGCCACCGTGGCGTTGCCGCTCGTCGGCAGGCCGTCGATGAAGCCGGTGCCCGTGCGGCTCACCTTGAGTCCGGGCATGTCGGACACCTCGCGGCCCTCGAGCGGCACCTGCTGGTCGCTGATCGAGACCTGCCCGCCCAGTTCGCGGGGGCCCCGCGCCGGCTGCGAAATGGGCAGGCCGTGCATTTCCCGAATCTGATCGGGCGGGTGGCCCCCGGCCACGGGAGCGGCGCAGTCCACGGATTCGGCAGTGATGGTGTCCGTCAGTTGGGGCTCGTCGAACACGATGGTCAGGCGATCGCCGATATTGAGCGTTTCGGGTGACGGTTGGTCGGCCCAGATTTCAAGCCTCACATTGAGCGTCATGCGCACGCGCGGCAGCGTGATGTGCTTCTTGAAGTAGGGCACGGCCTGGAGGATTTGCCCGAAGCGATTTTCCAAAACGTGCGCGACTTCCGACCCGTCCAGCTCGTTAAACGTCAGCATCGACGGCAAGGGCATACGCCTATCCTCTCACCAGTCGCACGGTGATGGTCGCCACGCAGCCCTTGGCGCCGGTCGCGCAGGGGGGCGGCCCCAGGCCGTTGCCGGCCACACAGGGGGGGCCTGCGAGGAAGCGCAGGCCAACCGTGCCCTCGGGAAGCACCACCAGATTGTCGGCGCAGTAAGGCGGCAGGGTTTCCGATTGCGGATCGTTGACGGCCGGATCGGCGTCGGCGCGGATGTACACCGTGCAGGGGCCGAGATTCAGGATGTCGTAGTAGTACGGACCACAATAGGGGGTGACCAGCGTAAAAACATCGCCGTTCGAAAGCGTGACGGTGTTGTAAGTCGTAACCGTGACACTCTCGGCCGCGCGAGCCGTCCCGTCGCTGGTTTTAACCGACATCGCTGACTCACTTTCTGGCATCGCCAATACTCAGCGGCTAGCCTTTGCGCCGTTGGTCTCGGGCAGTTGGGCGTAGATCGGTTCCGCCCAGAGGCGATCGCGTGACGCTTTCATGTTGGGGAACTCGTCCATCGCCTTGCGGATGCGCTCGATATCAGCCTCAACGAAATCAAAGGATCGCGGCTGAAGGGCCTTCGCACTGTCCCAGTACGTCGCCTTTTGACCGTTGACTAGCGTTTCGCGCAAATCGATGGCTTGTTTTTCATCTTCGCTCAAGTCCAGGGTGTCTTGGAGATGCCAGACGGCGTGTAGCTCGCGGCCACGCACGTCGTGGCTCCCTAAGACGAAAACAAGATTGAGCCGTTGGTTATGATCTAGGGTAAGTGTCATTTCATTTTCGATCCGGCAGTCTCGACTTGCGCGGCCGCGAGTTGCTTCACTGCTAAGACGAGATGGATTAGCACCTCATGAAGATTGAAATCTAGGATATCGGTTTCCTGCTGGTCAGTCTCGCGGAGTTTGCCACGATGAGATTTCACTGTACCCGGCAGAATTTCTCGAATCTCATCAGCCAGAAAACCAGTTATGCGTTGTCCCTCTGGCGTGCCATGTAACCCGTTATATTCACACTCGATTGGGTGTAAGCGAGTGATAATGTCTAGTCCCCCGGTAAGATCCTTTATGTTGCGCTTTAGTCGCGTATCCGATGCAATCGTCCACGTGTTTGTGGATGGCTTAGCGGCATCGTCTATGGATAGTTCGAAGAGGTGAGGCGGACTTCCAGCGAAGGCCCCAATGCCGACGTGGAGTGTAGCATCAGGATTCAATATCAGCGGGTTCCCAACAAGCGACAGCCGTGTAAACGCACCTCCGGTGTAATCATAGCAGTCAACTTGACCCGTACTTGTGGCCTGATGAAAGTACATTTCTATGCATTTTCCGGAGGTAGGCCCCGGAGTATCTGCTGTAGACCGAATCAGGCCCGCGACATCTAATGAGCATTGCGGAGTCGTCGTCCCGATGCCTACGTTGCCCTCCCCCGTGATGCGCATGCGCTCATACCAACCCGCTGGGGCAGTGGCAATGGAAGTCCAAAAGGCCAGTTGAGTAGGCGCTGCCGCGCCTTGCGCGGCGACAGTGCCTATGTGAGGTGCCCTGGTGTCATATCCCAGCGCGACTCCGCTAAAATTTCCGTCGTTGCTCACGAATTCAGAGACGACGTTGTTGAAAGCTGTTGGCGTACCACCTGAACCTATATCCACTCCGAGAGCCTGCACATCGAGGGGATAGAAAGGTGCCGTCGTCCCGATGCCCACGTAGTTGGTGGCGCTCTGCACGAGCAGCACCGAACCAAATCCGACTCTATTGAGCCAAAAATCACCCGCCGCGCCAGCGCTGGGAGATGTACCGTTTGCCATCCACGACCATTGCGTACTATTGGCACCTAACGCGAATACGGCGTTAACTGCCGATGAGCTTACGGCCCTAAGGACGCTAACTGCGCTAGTGCTGATATCGAGCCGGTAGGTCGGACCCGTGTTCCCAACGCCCACGTTGCCGGTGATGCCATCGATGCGCATGCGTTCCGGAGCAGTGAGAGTGGGGGACCCTGAATACGAATCCGGCCTGACGCCGAATACCAGTGCACCCCCCCGGTTGTTGGCAACGCTGCCTGTGATTACTCCGCTGATGTGTGCCACATCTTTGGACGGTGTGCTGTTCTTCAGATCAGTAAAGTTGATGATGCCGACAGTCCGTGCCTGATCAGGACCGTTAGAGGCTAGCTCTAGACCACCAGCGCCCGCACCGGGATCACCCGGGGCCAGCGTGCTCTCTGGTGGCCCGACGATGCTGAGATATGTTGCCTCTCCGGAAATTCCATATGTCGGAACTTGCGTAGTTCCGATTCCCACTCCGGCGACTGGATCTGCCGCATTGGCTCGCGTGTAGGGATTCAAGAGCAGATCAACAGGAGTCGCAGCAGTGCGGTCATACGCCTGGACCACGCCACTGGTTAACGAGGGGTCGTAATAAATCTCGACACCGACCCCGCTAGTCGGGATAGGGGTATTGCTAGTCGAGCGCATCACTCCGTTGACTTCCAATAAGGCCTGGGGAACCGCCGTCCCGATGCCCACCAGGCCATCCTGCGTGATCCGCATGCGTTCCGGAGAAAGCACAAACGGTCCAGGCGTAGGGTTATAGTTATCCGGCCTGGTTGCGAATAACATGTCACTGCCACGGTTGCCTAATACGCTGCCTGTAATTTCGACGGAGATGTGCGCCGCGTCCTTCACCGTTGTCGTGTTCTGCAGGTCGGTGAAATTGATTATGCCGATGGTTCTTGTAACATCCGGGCCATTGGAGGCTAGCTCTATTCCGGCAGCGCCAGAACCTGGATCAGCTTGCGTGTGCTCGATTGGTCCCACGATGCTCAAATACGTGGCGTCTCCGCTGATGCCGTATGTCGGAACCCGTGTAGTTCCGATTCCTACTCCAGCGACTGGATCTGTCGCATCCGCCCGCGTGTAGGGGTTCAAGAGCAAAGTATCGGGACTGTTGGGACTAACGGTGCGGTCATAAGCCTGCACTACTCCGCTCGTCAACGAGGGGTCGTAGTAAATTTCCACACCGACCCCGCTGGCCGGAATACTGTTAGCGCTAATCGAGCGGATCACTCCGTTGACGTCGAGCAGAGCAGCGGGTGTCGCCGTTCCGATGCCCACATTGCCCGCCCCCGTGATGCGCACAGCCTCACTATTATTTGGCGCGAACAGGAGCGGCAGATTGGAGGCGGCTTGCGTGAAGAGCCTGAATCCGGCCGCATCGTGATCACAGAGCCAGGGGGATTGTATGAAGCACGCGGGCACGACACTGATGGTGGTCTCGACCGGCGGGCCTGGATTGGTTACCAGGCCGATCCCCGGACCGGCGATCAAATCCCCGGCTGGGCTGGGAGCGCCCTGGGGACCCTGCGGGCCGGTTGCCCCAGTTGCTCCCGGAGGTCCCGCAGGCCCCGTGGGACCCGTGGGACCCGGCACGCCTTGCGGGCCTTGCGCGCCCTGCGGCCCAGTGTTACCTTGCGAGCCTTGCGGGCCTTGGATGCCTTGCGGACCCTGCGGGCCGGCCGGACCCTGCGGGCCGACAATTTTCCCCGCGTCGATCCAGGTTGAGTTGGTCGCGTCCCACACCCACAAATGGCCCGTGTCCTCCACCACCCAGGCGTCCCCTTGCGTGTGCGGGCCGGGCGGCAGGTCAGCGAAGGTGGGGACATTACCCTTGAGGTTGATCCCAATCCCGGCAACGCCCTGTGCCCCGGCAGGACCTGCGGGGCCGAGAGGGCCTTCGGGTCCGCGCGGGCCTTGGGAGCCTTGCGGGCCAGGCGGACCGTCATTGCCCTGCGGGCCGCGCGGACCCTCCGGGCCCACCGGACCCTCCGGGCCGGTAGGACCCTGGATTTGACCGGCGTCCACCCACACCTTGTTCACGCAGTCCCAGACCCACATGTGCCCCGTGTCCGCCGCGATAAAGGCATCGCAGCAACGCAGGCAGGCGGTATCGGTGGGCAGATCCGCCGCAGTGTCGACCACGCCTTTACAGCAGACTCCGGTACCGGCTGGCCCCGGCGGACCAAGCGGCCCTTCCGGCCCCGGAATGCCCTCGGGGCCGCGCACGCCTTCTGGGCCTTGCACGCCGGAGACGCCTTGGATGCCGGGCGGACCTACACTGCCTTCCGGGCCTTGCGGCCCCTGGGGGCCTTGAATCGGCCCTTCGTCGATCCACTGCGTGCCGTCCCAGACCCAAAGGTGGCCGTTCGATTCATCCAGATATCCGTCACCCGGCTGATTGCCGCTGGGCGGCAGGGAGCCGGAGTTGGGCACCGATCCTTGAAACGCCACGCTGGTGCCGGGAGGACCCATCTCCCCTTCGAGACCGGTCAGACCCTGCACGCCTTGGACGCCCTGAGGGCCTACCGGACCTTGGTTTCCCATGGGGCCTTCCGGCCCCGGCACACCTTGATCCCCTTGCGGGCCTTGCGGGCCTCGGACCTGACCGAGATCCACCCACTTGCAGCCGTCCCAGAACCACAGGTCGCCGGTATCGGCGGCGATAAAAGCATCGCCCACCTGATTGCAGACCACGGGCAGGTCGGCAGCGGTGGGAACGGTGCCCTTCAGAAAGACGCCGACACCGGGAGGACCACAGCCGCCACGCGGACCCTGCGGGCCGGGAGTTCCCTGCGATCCCTGGCCTCCCGCCGGCCCCTGCGGCCCCTGGGAGCCATCGCTGCCCTGGACGCCTTGTTGGCCTTGGATGCCTTGCTCACCTGCGGGACCGGTGGGTCCGCGCATGGGGCCGCCATCGACCCAGGCGGTGCCGTTCCAGAACCAGACGTGTCCGTCGGAACTAGTGACCCAGGCGTCGCCGGTGGTATTGCCCGTCGCCGGCAGATCGGCGCTGGTCGCGACCACGCCCACGATATTAATCGCGATCAGGGGATCGCCCTGAGGTCCCTGGGGTCCGTCCGGGCCAGCAGGACCGGGCGGGCCAGCGGGGCCACTAGAACCGTTAAAGCCACGCGGTCCCTGTTGTCCTGGTTCACCCGGAGGCCCGACCGGGCCGCGCGTTCCCTGCGGTCCCTGAGGACCGACAGGACCGGGCACCGCGATGCCGCCGGGAGAAAATCCTCCACCGCCTAACATTGAGTTGACTTTACAACACCCTGCCCGTTATCTCTAGGGCGATGATCGATTGGGCTTCGCGCGTCGACGAGCTGGCGAGCCTGCTGGCCCGGGAATACAACGTGGAGGACCGGGTGGCGGTCGAGGTCCTGCTCTCCGGGCTGATCCCCTGCCCGCGCACCCCCTCGGTCTGGCTGATCCTCGAAACCAACTGGTACTCGCGCGACTGCGAGGACGGCTGGTTCTCGTTCGGCGGCATGTGGCTGCCCTGCTCGCTCGCCCGGCTGCGGGCGCGCTCGCCCTGGCGCGACATCGAATCCGAGATGCGGGAGATGCTCGATTCCCCGTCGGAGGAGCGCCTGTTCATCGAGTGCGATTGGGAGAAATTTCCGCGCTTCCACCGGCTCACCCAGGCGCAGTATTTTCTCCAGCGGGCCCTGCGCGTGAGAACCAAATCGCACCGCGCCGCCGATCCCCTGAAGGCGCTCGACAAATACAACCAGGACCGGCGCGCCGACGAGCTCGCAGCCGCCACCCGCTATGTGCTCGAAGACCGCGTGGCAGCGCGTCCGCCCGATCCGCCGCGCTTCCTCGAGCCTCCCAATTTCCTCTACCATTGCGAGCTGGTGCAGCGCCTGGCGCCCTGGTATCTCGACTGGCACTCGATCGTCAAGGCCTTCGGCCTGCTGGCGGTGCGGCACGCCTATTTGTTTGGACGCGTGGAAACCGACCCCAGCGACATGGCGGCGATCGCGCGCGTGGCGCACGACTCGATCCCGCCCTGGATCACCAAGGCGCTGCGGCTACTGCTCGAGGGCCCGGCCATGTCGCAGACCCTCGAGAAGAAGATCGCGCTCGAAGACGACCTGCGCCGCACCGGCCACGGTTCGCACCGCGAACTCATCCGTCTCGCGCGCAACGGCGTCGTGAAATGGAACAGGCTCAAAATGCATTGGCTGCTGGTCGATGAGCATCGCCAGGGAGTAGCCGACCTCCTCGATGGGCAGGTCTTCGGCGCCGCCGCCCAGACGATAGCGGGCCGCCACTAGGACAGGCTAGGATTTGCGCTGGCGCGGCTTGGGGCCGGCCTTGACCTCGAAGACGACAGGGCCGGTCTTACCCTCGAAAATGGCGTCCGGGATCATGGTTCCCAGGTGGCCCAGATATTTCCCCTTGATGAAAATGGGCAGGGCCTGCTGCACGATCCAGACAAATGCCTGGCTCTTGTCGCGGATACGGTAGTGGTAGGTGTAGGGCCGGCGGGTGGCGAACGCCGTGCGCGTGACCTGGTCGCGCGCGGCCAGGTCCTCGGGATGCATCACAGCTCTCCATTTATCGCCCGTCACCTCCTCGAGCGGGAGGCCGAGGAAGTCGAGCAGCGGCCGGTTGGTATACATATTTTTCTGGCCGGGACCGGCCAACCACATCATGAGCGGCGAGGCGTCCATATGCGCGCGCAGGTCTTTCATCTCGCGCGACAGGGACGGGACCCGCGACCCCCTGGTCTCTTTCCGCAGATGGCTCTCCATTTCGCGATGCAGCTTGGCGGGCTTAAATTGCAACGCCGAGGCGACGCGGTACAGCGTCGTGAGGCTGGCGTCCCGCTCGCCGCGCTCCAGCTCGCCGACGTAACCCGGATGCATGTTCATTTTTTGGGCCAGGGCTTCCTGAGTCAGGCCCCTCTGCTGGCGCAAAGCACGCAGAGCCAAACCGAAAGCCCGCTTCAGGGCGGGGGAAGAAGGGGCACCCAAGTGCCCAAAGTGTAGCGTTTTCCGGCGCTTTCGAAAAGGCCTATTTCGGGCCACAAAGTACCGTAACATCGGCTATGTCGGCAGCGCGCACCTATCAGCATGAACGCAGGGTGAACCTGTCCCAAAACGCACCGTCCTGGCCCTAGGGTAAAAAACTTGCGGGGCAATCTGTCTGCAACCTAGCGACAAAAACGCTGAGAATTGCCGTCCTGACAGCGATCCTCAGAGCCGTTTTTCAAGTATAAGACCCGCCGATATTTAGTACACATCAGTAAGGGGATTACCCGTAGCCGATAGTCCAGGAGACATGCTGGCATTTGTTAGACAACTTACTGGCAAAGTGCTGGCAGTAAAGGAGTAAATAAGGGTTGACGCGGACTTCGGCGAGGGGTAACATTCCCTCAACCCGCACCAGTCTGAAGCGGCTTGAAGAGGCCGGGCGGACGTGAAACCTGGCCTACCGCGCTGGTCGTGTGTCGTTGAAGGAGTACCCTGAATGGCGCGCAGAACCTCCCCTAAAGAACCCTATACCAAACTCTCCGTCCGCTGGCCGGAGACCGCCCAAAAGGCCCTCAAAGAAATTGAGCAGCGCTTTCAAAAAAATGAATTCATGCACTGGTCCCAGGGCGAGATCGTGGCCTACTTTTTCATGCGCGGACTCGAGGCCGAACGGCAGGAAAAGGGAGGGACATACCCCTCCACGCGCCGCCGCCTGCTGGGAGTTTCCGCATGACCAGCGTGAAAGACATCGTCCAGACAACCGGGATCGGCGCGAGCGAGATCGCCGCCGTGGCGGGGATTTCCGATTGGGAAGGACCGTGGGAAGTCTACGCGCGCAAGAAGGAACTCATCGATGGGCCGGAGCAGACGGAGGAGATGTTTTGGGGGAAAACCTTCGAGCCGGTGATCGCGGGCGTCTTCTCGGCGCGTATGGATCTGCCCATAGCGTGGCACGATAAACGCGTCTACTCGCCGACGCGTCCCTGGCAATACGCGTCCCCCGACGCCTTTATCCTGACCGAACCCAAGCGCCAGATCCTCGAAATCAAAACGGCCGGCCAGTACCGGGCGGGCGAATGGGACCGGGAAGCCGGGAACGAAGACGGGGTGCCCGAGTATTACGTCGCGCAGGTGGCCTGGCAGATGAGCGTATGCGAGCTGGACCTGGCCTACATTGCGGTACTGATCGGCGGCAACGATTTCCGTGTGTACAAGATCGCGCGCGACCCGGTGCTCGAAGAGATCCTCATCGAGGAGGGCGAAACCTTCTGGCGCCAGTACCTGCTCCCGGGCGTCGAGCCGCCGCTCTCGGGATCGCGCCAGGCGCGCGATTATCTGCGCAAGCGTTACCCGCGCGAGCGGGAGAAGCTGCGGCCGGCCACGGTGGCCGAGACCGAAATGCTGGCGGAGTACGCCAGCGTGCGCAGCCAGCTGGCGCTGCTCGAGGAGCGCAAAGGGGTGCTTGAAAATCAGCTGACGCGCGCCATCGGGGACCACGAGGGCCTGGCCTGGGAGCGCGGAAAAATGACCTGGAAAAAGGCCCGGGACAGCGCCAAGACCAATTGGGAGGAGCTGGCTAAAGAGCAGCTGGTCGGCTTCGCCCCCGACGAGCAGGAAGGGCTCATCCAGCAGCACACGCACGTGGTCGCCGGCTCGCGGCGCATTAACTTCCGCGAGGAGGCCGTCCGATGAGCGACGAAATCCGCAGCGCGGAAGAACTGCGGGGGGCGATCGCCATCCTGGGCGCCAGCTTCATCGGTCCGGCACGGACCTTTATCTGGGGCCAGGCGCGCGAGGAGGCCATGCGCGCCTGGGCCATGTTCCAGGCCCTCGGCTGGGCCGTGGGCGCGGACGATTCCAGCTTCGCGATCACGCTCGAGTACGTGACCTTGAAGCTCACCGAATTCACCAGACACGAGGAGGCCAAACATGCCAGCTAAGCCGCCGCCGCCGCCCGAGCCCGAAGAGCTCACCGAGACTACCGTCATACCGCTCACGCCGGGTGCGCTCGAAGTCATGGAGCGCACCCAGCTCGAATCGATGATGCAGTTCGCGATCGACCACCCGCGCAAGGAGATCCAGAAATTCCGGCAGCACGTACTGAGCTGCGCCACGGTCGACGAGGACACGGCAGCGTCCTGCATTTACACCCTGAAGCGCTGGAACGCGGAAGAGAAGAAAACCGTGTTGATCCAGGGCCCTTCGATCCGCCTGGCCGAGTTCGTGGTGGCGGGCTACCAAAACATCCGGGCCGGCGCACGCGTGATCGATAACGACGGCCGCAAAGTGACAGCCCAGGGGGTGTGCATGGACCTCGAAAACAACGTCATGATGTCGGCCGAGGTCTCGCGCAAGATCACCCACAAGGACGGCAGGCCGTACTCCGAGGACATGCAAATTGTGACCGCGCAGGCGGCCTGCGCCATCGCCAAGCGCAACGCCGTTTTCGCGGTGGTGCCCTTCGGGCTGATTAAGCCCGTGTATGAAGAAATCAAGCGCGTGGTGACGGGCGACGTTTCCACCCTGCAGGTGAAGCGGGACAAGCTGTTCAAGCGGTTCTACTCGATGGGGGTCGACAAGGAGCGCATCCTGCGCGTCCTGGGGAAGGAGTCGATCGAGTCGGTGGACCTCGAGGACCTGAGCCTGCTGGTGGGCCTGGGCACGGCCATTAAGGACAAGGAGATCTCGATCGAGGAGGCCTTTGCCATCGCCCCCGAAGAGGAGGAAGAGACGCCGTCTACCCGCAAACACAACCTGCGCGAAAAGCTGGTGGCGCGGCGCGCGGCGCGCCAGGCGGAACGGGCGGCGGAGTCCGGGGAGAAGGGGGAAGCGTGATGGAGAAAGCCGAGATCTACGAAACCTTCGGGCGCTACCTGCTGGCGGCCACCCTTGCCCACCGCATGGGGATCGGCCTGGGCTACGCCTACGACCGCTACGTGAAAGACCTGCCCGTGGTCCATCACTCCTGGGCGGAGATGGCGGCCACGATCGACGAGTGCATGGGCCGCGTGCTCGCCGACAAGCTCGGCCCCATCAGCCAGGACGGCCCCACGGCCGTGCAATAGGAGAAATAAAGTCATGAATATCCTGTATCTGGTTCTGGTCATCTTGGCCTTGCTGTCGTTCCTGTTCGCGGCCGTGGGGATCTCTGCACCGCGTGGCAATTTAGTCGCTGCCGGCCTGTTCCTGTGGGTGCTGGCGCAATTGGTTGGAAGATCTTAACCCGGAAAGGAGCACCCCCATGCGGGATTCCAAAACCGAAAATTACCTCAACCGGGGTAATTGGAGCTTCACTTACCTGCCGCGCGTCGAGTTTCGAGAAATCGACCTGCGGGCCTCGGACGAGAACCCGGCGCGGCTCAACCGCCGGCTGGACGACGATCGCGCCTGGCAATACGGCTATGACATGGCGAACGGCTGCGAGTTCCCGGCCCTGGTGCTGTTGAATCTGGCCGCCCCGTACGGCAGCTACAAATATATTGTCGCCACCGGCATGCACCGCATCCGGGGGGCCGAGACGATCGATCGCTCCTGGTTCGACGCTTACGTCGTCATCGAGCCGGACGAATACCGGCGCCAGGTATTATCCCGCCAGATCAATGCCATCGAAGGGCGCGGCATGACCGTCCAGGAGGTGATTGCGCAGGTTTTGGTGCTGAAGGATCAGTATCCGGGGAAGTCGATCAAAGACCTGGCCAAGGAATGGAGCCTCCGGGAACCTATGCTGGCGAACGCCTACTCCGAGCGCCGCGCGCATATCCGTGCGCGCAACTTCAACTTCGACTTTACCCGGCTGCCGCAGAAGTCGACGCTCGCGCTGGGCTCCATCCACAGTGACGTGGTTTTTCAAAAAGCGGCGGAATTAGCCACTACCCTGAGCTGCGTGCAGTCCGGGGAGATCAAGGACATGGCGCAAGAGATCCGGCAGGCGCGCGATGAGAAAACGCAACTGGCGGTGGTCGAGCGATTCCGCGAAGCGGCCGAAGGGCGCATGGCGCGCGCCAAGGCCAAGCATGGCCGCATCACGCCGGGCGCGATCAACCGCATCATCAGCGATTGCAAGCGGCTCAACAACCAGATCGAAAAGCCCTACGACCAGATGCATGTCGCGGCGCTCGAAGACCGGCCGCGCGCCATGCTCATGATCGAGGGGTTGATGGAAAACCTGAAGCGCCTCCTCGCGGAAATCGAGCGCGTCAACCGCATGACACGTAACCCGGTGGTGCGGGCGGATCGTGCGAGTAACGCTCCCCCGCAGGCGTCCCTATGAGCTGGCAGGCCGAGGTCTATACGCGGTTGCGCCAGGCGCCGGGCGAACGCTGGGTGGACCTCGGCAGTCTGTTCGAGCGGGTGTGGCGGGATATTCCGTTGCACCATGCCACGCGCTTCGCGATACGGCTCAGCGGGCCGGACGCTCTGGGGAACATCGACCATGCGCGGTGGCTCTACTTCAAGACCATGGTCCGCCGGATGGATGTGGAGCGTATCGGCCCCTCCAAGCGCTGGCACTACCGCGATCAGGTGCGGATCCGGTGGGTTCCGGGACGCACCTGCGAACGTTGCGGCGGGCCGGTGGTGAGGGCGAGCTGGGCGAGCGAGGGCGCGAGGGTCCGGTGCGCCGTTGCCTGCGTCCCGGGGACCGCGCCGGATCGAGGGAACCCACACACCCACGGAGAAGATCATGCTACGCACGATAGAGCAGAGGGCCGAGCGCCAGCAGGCGCTCAAACAGTCGAACGAGGAGCGCTGGGATCCGGACTTCATGACGCTCGACGATTGCGCGCGCGAGATGAGAGTCTCACGCCCCACGGCGCGGCGCATCTTCCGCAACGAGCCGGGAGTGGAGGTGATCCGCACCCCCGGCTCCAAACGGCCCATCATCCGCGTGCCGCGCGCGGTCTACGAGCGCGTGCTCGCGAGGAACACCAACCGGCGCTAAACATGAAAGCGGGGCACATCGCGGAAGGCCTCCGCCAAGACGCGCGAAGCCGACTGTTGCCGTTCCGGCATCCAGGCGGAATAATGGCGGCGGATCATCTGCTCGGTATCGCCCGCCAGCTCGGCCACGAGCGCGACCGGCACGTGGCGCTCGAGCAGGATGCGCACGAAGGTGTGGCGGAAGCGATGGTGGGTAGGCTTTTCCTTCCACGGCCCGTTCGACTCCCAGAGCACGTTGAGCTTGCGGCGCCAGACGTCGGTGATGACGTTCATGTCGGTCGACGTGTGCGTGCCGAAGATCGACTCCCCGAAGCGCGCGGCGCGCAGGCGGATGCGCTGGCGCAGCCATTCCGGGATCCATACCGAGACCCACGTCCCGTTCTTGGTGGCGCGCAGCCGCACCTCGCCCTCGGGCGTGAGGCGGGAGGCTTCGAAAGTGGCCACGTCGGAGATGCGCAGGCCGGTGAAGTAGGAAAGCGAGATGAAGTCGGCCAGGTCTTCGCCGGTCCACTTGCGGTGGTAGTCGCGGTATTGGGTAATGGCCACGACCTGGCGTCCCCCGGACTTCTTGGGCCACTCGCGGATCTCGGTGCGGCCGAGCGAGCGGCAGCCTTCGAGCATCTGTTTGAGTTCGGCGTCCGTGAACGGGTTCTTCTGTTTCGAGTTGGTACCGGCGCGCAGGCGAAAGGCGCGGTTCTGCCGGGTCTTGATGCGCGCCGGATTCTCGGCGAGGATGCGATCCTCGAAAAACGGCTCGAAGAAGGCCTTGAGCGCGCCGAGTTTTTTCTGCACGGTGAGGGGGCCGTTGGTTTCTCCCCAGTGGAGGACGAGCTGGCGCACATGCGCCCGCGTCCACTCCTCGACATAGCGCAGTCCCAGGTCGGCGCCGAAGCGTTCGAACTGGCCGAGGACCTCGCGATACTTCTTGATGGTATTGGGGGCCGACTGGGAAGTCTGGTGACTCTTCAAAAAAGCTTTCACTGCGTCCGCGTTCCTGAAGCCGGCCTCCGGAGCCGCGCACAAGGGATCCCCTGCCGGGGGGGCCGGATCAGTGGAAGGCGGCGGGGGGACTGGGACGACATCATCCCAGCGCCCCGCCGCGACGTAGGGAGCGATGATTTCCTTGGCGCGTTCCCAGTCGCGCTGCTTGGTAGCGAGCTTGTGGAAGACCCCGGCGAGGGTGCCCCAGGCGTAGATGCGGCAGGAGCATTTCTTGGCGTTCCTGCGGCGCTCCTCGAGTTCGCCGGTAGCGGAATCCTGGGGGTGCCCGGCGGGGCAATGGGGGCCGTGGCGGCGCATGAGGTAAATCTGCATAGAGAGATTATTCTACTATGCGTTTTCCAATTTTCCCAATTTTTGGGGGGTAATTCCCCTAAGTTATTGAAAACAGGCTGGCGGAGAGAGAGGGATTCGAACCCTGGTCACTTACTCAAGACACGTAAGTTACTTAGTAACTCGAATTCTCGAGTGACTCGTGACTCTTGTGAGTCTCAAGTGTTTTCCAATTTTCCCAATCTGACCGCCGGCCCTCTACAACAAGGGGGCCATAGTGAACTCACAGTGGGTCACTCTCGAATGGTATGAATGCGAGCAGGCGATCTTCGTCGGAGCCCGCCGCGAGGCCGAGGCGATACGCCAAAATATCGAAGCGCCGCCCCACTCCGAACAACCCAGCATCCTGAACCACATCCAATCGGGCGGCGCCGAGAAAGCCGTCGCCAAACAACTAAACCTAAACTGGAACGCCTCCATCAACACGTTCGCCAACGGGGTGGCCGACGTAGGAGAACGCATCGAGGTGCGTTGGCGACGGGAGCGCGATCTCATCGTTCGCGAGAAGGATCACAATGACCGCTTCTTCGTCCTGGTGCGGGGGGATCTGCCACGCTACGAAATCATCGGATGGATTCGGGGGAAAGACGCCAAGCAGCCAGAATTCTGGATAAATCCCGGTGGGCATGGGTGGGCCTGGTTTGTACCAGAGGACCACCTAAAACCTGTTTCAGAGCTAATGGTCGCAAAAGCCCGGCGGGGGGATAAGTCATGATCTGCCGCAGCTGCTTCCGCGAGATCGACGACCTGCTGGACTGCCCGGGCTGCACGCAGGCCAAATCCTACCAGGCCGTCCTCGATCTACAGAAACACTTCATCACCCGGATCCAGAAAGGCGAGTATGCATTCCGCCTCGCCAAGCCGGCAGGCGAGACCGGGTGGCATCTGGGCCTCGCCGACTATGCGCAGGCGTGGTGCGGCGTCACCCTCAACAGCCGCTGGAAAAAGAAGCGCCTCACGTGGCTCCAGATTGAGCGGGAACCCCGGACGCCCGTGTGCGATTCCTGCCGCCGGGCGTTTGAGGGATTGGCGACGGAGGTGGCCTGATGCGGGCCCTCTCGAATCGCCAGGCCGGGCGCTGCGAGACGGCCAAGAACAAGGCCTGCCGCTGCCGCTGCGGGGGCCAGTTCCACGGCAAGAATCGCGCGGGCGGGGAAGAGCCGCCGGAGCGGGAGTTTTTCGAGGCGCTGCCGGAGGACGATCCGCACCACCTGTGCTCGCCAGCAGAAGCCAAGAAGCGCGCCAAGATCCGCCGCCAAGAGGGCCGCGCGCCCCAGCAAACCCGTCTCTGGGAGGAGCTGTGAGCGACGAGGAATTCCGCCTACGCCCGCCGGAGCTCAAGCTCGCCGAGAGGGACGTGGTGCGCACGTCGCTCGAACTATTGCGCTGGCACCACTACTATCCGCTGCGCCTGCAATGTGGCCGATTCATTTTGCCGGACCGGGCGGTAGTGGAAGCCTGCCGCCGGGTGCGGGTTCCCGTCCGCTGGACGGAGGGGAACGAGGCCGGCACACCGGATTACGCACTTCCGCATCTCTTTTTCGAATTCAAGCGTCCCGGCGGGAAGCTCCGCGAGGCACAGGAAGCGAAGATCGCCGAACTGCGCGACCACTGGCACACCGAAACGCTGGTGATTGCCGACCCGGACGAGCTGGCCGAATGGCTCGCCCGCAACCCCAGGCCTTGACCATGCCACACGGGAGCCAAGACGATGTCTCTCCACATCGGCCCGAAGGCCTTCACCACGAAGGCGGCGGCGGAGTGCCATATCCGCGAGATGTTCTGGAGATACCCGCCCATGGGCGCGCTGACCGGCGAGGATCTGGAGTTCGCGCTCGCGCTGATCGAGATGCACCCCTCGCGCGCCGTCATCGTGGATTGCGGCATCCGCTCGATCCACGTGCAGCCGGTGCCGTTTCACGAAGCCGACCAGCGGCGTTTTCTGGTGCTCAGAACGGACGGAAGCAGGCGGGATTTTTCCTGGCGCAATTCGCTCTCCCCGAAATCGGCCGCGCGCAAGCTGGCAGGCGTTCTGCGCCATCTGATCGCGGAGGAGAAGCGCCGCTTCAAGGAAGAGCATTATCGCGGCGCCTGCGAAACCTGCGGGGCCAGTCTCGCGGCCGAGCACTGCCATGTCGATCACGCCCATCCCGCCACCTTCGAGCAGTTGATCAAAGGCTGGCTGCAGTCGGAACACCTGACCCCTGACGACATCGCCATCGTGCGCCGGAAGGAATACGAGCAGAATTCCTACCTGGAAGATCCCGCGCTCGCCCAGAGCTGGATCGAATACCACGCGATCCACGCCCGTTTGCGCTGCGTCTGCCGGCGCTGCAATCTATCTACCTTGAGGAAATAACCGTGCCGGAGAAGAATCCGCTGTTACGCGCCGCCCTGTTTTACGCCCAACGCCTCCACTGGCCGGTGTTACCAGCCAAGCCGCGCGCCAAGCAGCCGCTGACCCAGCACGGATCGCTCGATGCCACCACGGACGAAGCCCAGATCCGGGCCTGGTGGAAGAAGTGGCCCACGGCCAACGTGGCGCTCCGCACCGGGGTTTTCTTTTGGGTACTGGACGTCGACCCGGCCCACGGCGGCGACCAATCGCTGATGCGCCTGGTGGCGGCCCACGGCGCGCTGCGCGACACCCTGATGCAGAAGACCGGCGGAGGCGGCTCGCAGCGTTTCTATCTGCAGCCGGAGCAGGCCGTGATCGTGGGCAAGGCGCCGCTTTACGACGACTATCCGGGCATCGACGCGCGCGGCGAAAACAACTACGTGGTGGTCGAACCGTCCATTCATCCGTCGGGCAACCGGTACACCTGGGACACGGTCCGCCAGAGCATTCTCGAAGAGCCGCCGCAGCCGGCCGATCCGTGGCTCATCGAATGGGTGACCCAAGCCGCGAACGGCGCGGCGCCCAACGGCGGGCGGCGCCAATTCCATCTACCAGAAAAAATCCCCTACGGCGAGCAACACAAATATCTGGTCTCGCTCGCGGGCAAGATGCGGGCCGCCTGGATGGGCTACCAGGAGATTGTGGAGGCGCTGTGGGAGGTCAACCAGAAGCGCTGCGAGAAGCCGGGGCCGCGCGAGCACATCGAGCAGTACGCGCGCTCGGTGTGCAACTACACGCCGGGGCCGGCGCACCAGCCCGCGCCCGTCATCGACGTGCCCGCCGTGCTGGCGCCGCCGGTGCGCGAGCACGCGGTGGCCTCCTACGACGCGGACTGCCCGGAGCCGACGCCGCTCATCGAGCCGATTCTCTACCCCGGCCTGACGATCCTGGGGGGACGCCCCAAGATGGGCAAGAGCTGGTTCGCGCTGCAGCTGGCGATCGCGCTGGTGAACCAGCTCAAGGTGGGCGGCTATCTGGCGGTCCCCAAAAAATACCGCTGCCTGTACGTCTCGCTCGAGGACCGCAAGCCGCAGCTCAAAAAGCGCCTGCGCCACCTGGTGCCGGATGCGAGCTACCTGCACGGCCTGGACCTGCAATACGAACTGGCGCCGCTGCTGGCGGGCGGGGCGGAGCAACTGGACCAGTCGCTCACGCGCGAGCCGGTGGACCTGCTCATCGTCGACTCGCTGCTCGCGGCGGCACAGCAGGCGGGCCGCAAAAACATGGACCTTATGCAGAACGACTACAACCTCGTCCGCGCGCTGCGCGAGCTGGCGGTCAAGCACTCGATCGCGCTCGTGCTGATCGCCCACACGCGCAAGGCCTCGGGCGATTTCCTGGACCTGATCCAGGGCACCAGCGGCACCACCGCCGCCGCCGACGCGGTGTGGGTCCTGCAGCGCACCCCCGACGGCAAGGCCACGCTCTCGGTCACCGGCCGCGAGGTGCCCAACAACGTGTTCGGCCTGGTGCGGGCCCAGTCGTCGGCCGCCTGGACCATCACCGGCGAAGGCGACGAGGTCACCCAGTCGGACGCGCGCCAGGACATCCTGCAGCTGCTGCGCGACAAGTGCCGGCCCGCCCGGGACCGCAAAACCGGCAAAGTCAAAACCTCCCCAGGCTTGAGTCCCTCAGCCATCGCCAAGGAGCTACATAAGCCGATTTCGAGCATCAACCGCCAGCTCGCGGCCCTGTGTGAACTGGGGCTGGTGCTCCGTACCGGCTACGGCAACTATAACTTACCGGGAGAAGACGAACCCCCGGAAGCCTACGAGTGAGAGAGTTGAGAGGGTTGAGAGAGTTAAAGATTTATTGAGAGAGTTGAGAGAGTGCGTTTTAGTGATAGACCCGGTAGGGGGGGGGTACCGGTATCGCGGTATTCTGGTATTCTTACTCTCTCACTCTCTCAACTCTCTCACCGGTTTTATGATCTTCGCGCGCGCGTTACATTAGCCTTTAGTGTTCCAACGATATTCGAGTTTCGGAGGACAATATGGCGAAACCCGAAGTAAACCCCTTCGCCACGGCCCTCGCGCTACAATCGTTCACAACTCTATTGAGCTGATGCATGCCGGGGTCCGGCCCTCAACAGATCGGTCTAACGGCCCCGGCGCTATAATCCAGGCCATGGCCCGCCGCGAGCAAGCCGAGGCCTTTGTCCAGACCCGCCGCAAGCGGGTGAAGGGCGAGATCTTCGGCATGCCCGGCACGGGGAATTATCTGGCCGGCGATCCGGAGCCGCCCGCGCGCGTCCCCGGCGACCCCGCCACGCTCGAGCGCTCGCGCACGGCGAAGTCCCGGGCCGAGCGGTTGCGCGCCGCGCCGCGCGGGCTGGGCCGGAAGAGGCGCCGCTAGTCTCGAGAACCGGCTGATAAAATCAGCGCAAAATGTGAAACCCGCTACATTGGCCCTCCGGTGACTTGCGGGAATCTCTTGCGCCGGGGTCGAGAGTCGGGTTACCGTTATCGAGTTCCACATCTAATCCGGACACCGGGCCCGCGTCTACTCCCCAGGGTGCGCGGCTCCGGGCGTCCGGCGGGACACGCCCGCTGGGGAGGGGGCGCAGATGAATCGCTACCGCGACACCTTTCTGACATCGGCCCTAGAGATAGACGAAGACGGCCATACCGTAATCCCGTTTCAACCAGGGGCATTCGCCAGTTACGACACTGCCCGTCCGGGCGTGCGAAGACACGGCGTAATGGTTACCGTCGAAGCCTCACCCGAAAAGGGCAACGACATGGTCCTAGTCACCGTGACCTGGGCGGAGCCCCAGTAATTCCGTGAGGATGACGGAGGGAGCATGAGGCAACGGCATCGACAATCGAGAGAACCGCATTTTTGGGAAAGCGACGTTGTGCGCTTTTATAACACCATCACCGGAGCAAACTGCAAAACAGCCGAAGAATGCGGCGCGTACACAGATGCCCACCGCGAAGAAGTCGAAGCCGCAATGAATCGATATGCCGGGCCTAAACTGCCCGCTGCTTTCTACGAAGTCTCGAGGGACCGAAAACCGGAGGCGGAATGACGCGGCGACTGATTCTCGAACAATGGAATCGCTTCCGGCGCGAATCGCTTCCGGCGGACGCCTCGCGCCTGCAGGTGGAGTCGGTCCGGCTGACGTTCTATGCCGGCGCCATCTCGCTTTTCGACTCCGTCATCGAGACACTCACGTCCGAGAGCGAGCCGACGGAGGCGGATCTGGCGCAGATGCGGGCGCTACGGGACGAAATCTTGTCATTCAAGACGGACGTGCTGGCGCGGGGGAGGGGAAAGCTAAGTCATGGGTAAGGACCACGTCCAGATTCCCGAATGCCGCTGCCTGAGCTGCGGCCGGCCCATGGACGCCCTCGGAACCCCCGACGGCGCCGAGGCCAAGCCCGCACCTGGGGACATCGCGGTCTGTCTCCGCTGCGGCGCGGTCATGAAGCTCGACGAGAATCTCAAGCTGCGCGGCATGACCGAAGCCGAGATGGACGAGCTGGTAGCCGACCAGGCCTGGATGGACGAGGTCGCGCAGCTGGTGGGGGCGATTCACTTCCTCAAGCACATGGCCGGGTGAAAGGAGCATTCGAATAAGGTGGACTGGCCGGGCCTGGTCAAGAGCGACGATCCTGATTTCCACGATCCGCGATTTCAGCGGCGCGTGGAGGCCCTCTGGCGTCCGATTCCGATAGTCGAGAATGTACACGAAGCGAGACTCGAATGCGGCCACGAGCCGCTGTTCCTGGGCGGTAATCCGCCGCGTGTCGGGGCGAAGTGCTTCTGCGGCGACTGCCGCGATTTGCAAAAGGAGGTCAAGCCCTAATGCGGCGGTGGCGCCGCAGAGGGGGTTCGAGAAATGAGCGCATCTGAAAAACTTCCCGATGTCGTGCTCGGGTATCAGAGTGGAGTAAACACCAAAGGCGAGCCCTTCGTGCAACTGCTCCTGAACGGCAAGATCCTGGGCCAGTTGACGGCGGCGGAAGCCCGCGCTCATGGCTATGGCGTACTCGAAGCCGCCGAGGCGGCCGAGACCGACGCCTTCCTCTTCCAGTGGGTGATCGAGCACGTCGGTTCCGGCCGAGAACAGGCTGCCGGACTGCTCACCGATTTTCGCAGGTACCGGGCCGAGATCACCGGCAAGCGGCACGGCCCCACCGGCCGGCCGGGAGACTGGGTCATGCCCGAAGGGGAGCCATGAGCCAGCGGCACGCTAAACGCGCGAGAAACGCCGTCATCGCCACTACCGACGGCCTGCCCAAGTGCGCCTGCCCGCATTGCGGCGCTCGGCTCGACGCGGTTACGGGAGCCAGCTTCGCGGGCGGAGAAGACCTGCCGCCACGGCCGGTGCCCGAGCCCGGATCCGTGACCCTCTGCTGGCACTGTGCCGGCGTCCTGGTATTCGATAGCCAGATGCGCATCCGGCGGGCGGATCCCCGGCTGGAGGCGCGGGTCTTGAAGGAGTGGCCCGCAGTGGCGCAGTTACAGCAGTGGATCAAAAACCGATGAGCGACCTCAT